ATGCTGTGGAAACTCTTGGCGGTGGTTGCATTGGTGGCTGGGGGCTCGGCGTGGGCACACGACGATGGCCCTGTGGGCGTCAATGAATTGGAGACCGTGCCGGGCGTGGGCCGAGTGGGCTACCAGCGCCTTTTTGAAGCGGTGAGCGAGCCCGGCGAAAGCCTAGATGGGTTTGTGCTGCGGATTGGCCCACGTCTTCGCGCTTACAGCGATGAGACTGGGTATGAGGCCTGCGGCGTTCTAGCCAGCGACGGCGACCGGTTCGGCGTAGTGATTGGAACAAATCATTCTCACGTCGCCTGCGTGAACTTCGCTAGCAAAGTCCCCGCAGGCTTCCAGCCGACGGTGGAGACAATTCACAGCCACGGCGGTGAAAAGACCTTTGCGGCGAGTGCCACGGACGTGGCGCTCTTGGGCAAGGACGCTTTTGGTTCCCGCTCGCGCACATCGCTCCGTGTGACGGGTCAGAACCTGCACATGTTCAGCAAGACGGACTACCACGGCGGGGCCGGTTACTTGGCCACCCCGATCGGGGCCATCTATCAGAACGGCCCCAAGAGCGTGCGGGAAGTGGCTGCGCGTTAATTGCCGCCACCACCCTTGTCGATGCCCTGAACACGCCATTGAGCGGTGACGGTTTTTGTGAACTGCTGGCCCGTGGCACGATGGGTCACCGTCACCGTTGCCGTCTTGTCATGGGGCGAGTTGACGGAAACGCGCACTGGCTCTGCGGTGCACGAGGTCGCGTTACCCACGCAGTCGCCGGACCACTGGATGGCGTATTGCGACAGATCAACGCTGGAAGTCAGCCAGAACACGGCTGAGACCGGCGAAGTGCGCATGTAGAACTGGCCGGGTTGGATACAGCCACCGTTCCACGTTTCCGGGCCTTGGTTCGTTTGTGCGCCCGTGAAACTACAAGTGGCTTTTATTTCAAAGGAAGGCACGCAAGTGTTGCTTTCGCCCCGTCGGTTGCCGGTGTTGGTCCACCTACCCCACGGTGCCCAGTTGATGCCACGAAGCGTGGCGGTGCCCACTGGGCAGTTGTAACTGCCGGTGCGGGTCTGGATCTGTTCGGCTTCCCAAGTGTGGGAACCCTCTTGACCGGCAGGGCAGTCCTGGACGGTGGCAACCCACTGTGTCTGCTGCTGCTGCTGCACGCCTGGGCACGTCGCGCACGTGTTGCTGGTGACCGTCCACCCTGCCCACGAGAACGTCTCTAAGGGCCTGTCCCAGGCTTCCGGACAGCTGTAGCTGTAGGTTCCCACGCGCTGCTCGGTGACTTGCCCGTATTGCCCACTGGGGCAGATCGCGCGCGTCTGGCCTTCGGTCGTGGTGCGCGCTGGCTGAGCCGCACAAGCGGCCACGGGCGACGTGGGAGGCTTTACCGGTGTCGGAGTTGGTGAAACCGGTCCTGGATTTACCGGTGCCACGGCCGTGTCCCCCGAAGGTAGCGGGGTAATCGGTGCTGGGGCAGGCGCGACTGGAGCTGGTGCCACCGGGGTCACCGGCCCTGCCGGCCCAACCGGGCTTACGGGCCCCACTGGGCCGCCTATCGGCCCAGAAACGGGAGGGGTTACCCTTGAGGAGGCAGGCGGCAGCATCAAAGGCGATGCCGCGACCACCGAACCAGCTACCAGCCCAGAGTGGTAGACGAACTCAAGCGTCGCCTCATTGCTTTTGCCACACAATGCGGCGATTGCTCCTGGATCGGGATGATGAGCGGTGAATGCACTGACCCCGTCAATTCGCACGTCATACGCGGTTCGCGCCACCGAAGTGACCAAGCGGGAACAAACATCCGCTGGTGTCAGCGGGTAAACGATGGCGAAGGCGTCACCGGGAGATGCCACCGCCCTCGGCACAACACTGACTGATGTTCCCCACTTCGTACGAATGGCTTGCCCGTCAAACATGTGAGAGGGCATCAATGCGTCAGCTATCACCCGCTGAGTGCTCACGCCCTGGAAGCTGCCCAAGACGCCCCACGAGCGCTCCACTGCTGCCGATAGGTTGCGCAGGTTTTCTTGTTCACTCTTGGCCTGTGCGTTGGCACGGGCTGGTGCCAAGACCATGTAGATGCCCAACGACAACGCGCTGATCGCCCCCAACGTGAGCAGAGTTTCCACCAAGCCCCAACCCGCACATCGGCGTTTCATGAGCGCGCCGCCTGACGTGCAGCCTCACGGGCATCCAGGTGCTGAATGCCTTTCTGTCGGAGGTGTTCGCGCTTGCCGGGGTGCTGAGCCAGTTGCTCAGCGACCAGCAACAACGCGCCAACGATTTCTGCCGGATCCCAGTCGTCGACACCGGCGGCAATGGTTAGGCCACCGAGAACGATTTTTCGATGGGCGTCCGCCGAACGGAACAACGCGGAACGTTCCTTGAGCCGGGCTTTTGCGACTTCGCGTTGCTGCTTTCGCTGCTCGGCCTTTTCCGCCATCAAGAGCTTGGCTTGTTCTTTCGCCAAGCTGGTCATCATGCGGTCCAATTTCTCGCGTTGCTTCTCTACATCTGTTGCCATGCCATTGCTCGGTGCCTGTCTCTATGCATGCAACCATGCACAGGCCATCCGTCAATCCCCTTTGCATGGGCCCAGAGCGCAAGGGGGGCGAAGCCTCCAAACGACGGCGAGCGCAGCGAGCCGAACCGCCGGGCGGCGAAGCCGACCGATGCTTTTGACGTTAGATTTCCCCTGCATTTGACAGTTCCGACGTGCATGGGAACCTGAGGGAAAGGGGGCAGGCGAGCGTCAGCGAGCGCCCGGTTCTTGAGCGTTGCGAGGGGTGGGATTTCCCACCCCGACAGCAAAGCAAGAGCGCACTTAGAGTAATCCCTGCGGGATTACGTGCGGTCAGGGGCTACGCCCCCGACACCCCGGCGCGCTTCGCACGCCTGTCCCCCTTGCTCGCCCCCCACGGGGCTGCGCTCGGAGACCGGATTGGCGATTTACCACCTCACCGCGAAGGCCTATTCCCGCAAGGATGGCAAGTCATCCACGGGGGGCGCTGCCTATCGGGCGGGGGTTTGCATCGAAGACGCGCGCACGGGCGAAGTCCACGATTACACCCGCCGCAGCGGCGTTGCCTTTGCCGCGCTGTGCCTGCCCGGTGACGCCAGCGCCGACCGTGCCGAGTTCTGGAACCGGGTGGAAGCCCACCACAAGCGCGGCGATGCCATCACTTGCCGTGAAGTGGAAGTCGCCTTGCCCGCCGAACTCGACGCCGACGAACGGCGCGAACTGGCCCATGCCTTCGCCAAGCATTTGTCCGACACCTACGGTGTGGCCGCGGACGTCGCCATTCACGAACCCAGCAACGGCGGCGACGAACGCAACCACCATGCCCACATCCTGCTCAGCGCGTGCTCGGTCAACGCGGAAGGGACCTTGGGGAAAAAGGCTGAAGCCTTGGACCCCATCGCCTGCAAGAAAGCCCAGCGCCCCACCTTGGCCGACACCCAGCGCGAGCACTGGGCACGGATGGTCAATACCGCCTTGGCGAAAGCCGGGTCCACCGCTCGGGTGGACCACCGTCGCCTAGACGCCCAACAGGCCGACGCCGCCCAACGGGGCGACTTCGCCACCGCAGCGCGGCTGGATCGCCGGGCTACACAGCACGAAGGTAAAGAGCTGACCGCCGCCCGGCGTCGGGGCCACACACCCAAGCGCGTGCGGAACAATGACCGGGTGAAAGCTGCTGCAACCCGGCGCTTCGACCGTCACACCCGCCGTTTTGAAGAACTCAAAGCCAAGGCCGCCAAGGACGGAACGTTGGTGCAGGTGGACGAGCAAGCCTTGCACGCACGGGCGTTGCTTGAGCGGCGGAAAGAAGGCGTCCAGCGGTTGCGAATCGAAGCCGTCGCCGAGGTTCAGGCCATCGACCAAGCGGAACAGCGAAAAGCCGCCGTCCGGGCGCGTGCAAAGCGTCCCGCTTCGCACAAAGCCGGGACTTCCGTGTCCCGGCAGGCCGCACCTGCGGCCGGTCTCCAGGGCAAGGCGGCGGCAGCCGTCGAGCGGGCCTCACGCAAAAACACTGCTTCAAGACAGGGGGAAACCATGGCAGCAGAGCAAATCGCAAAAGATCTGAACGAGATGATTGAGCAAATGCTGAAGCGCGCACGCCTGGCACTCCAGCAACAGGACGCGACGCCTCTACAGCGGGCCAGTGCCCGGACGCTGATTGAACGGCATGACGACCTTGTCCAGAAGCGGCGGGATCATGTGGTGGCCAAGGAGGGAAGGAAATTGGCCGGGCTGGAGCGGCGACGTGCGGAGGCCGACGCCAATGTCAGGCCCCAGCCCGATGGTTTACGTAACCGCGTGCTGCGGGCCATCGGCAGGCCTACAACCGAGACCTTGGCCGCACAGATGGCGCAGGAGCAAAAGCAGAAAGCCCGAGCAGCGGAGAAACAGGCACGCCAGAGGCGGGACAAGACCAGAGAAGCCCGGAACAAAGCGGTGGTGGCCTTCGATGTGGTGCAGGTGGAATTCCTCACACAGTTCCCCGAACTGCTGTCGTCGCACAAGCCAGCTTTCTCATCAGAGCCCAAGCGCGAGAGTTTCCCAACGTTGCCTACGGCGGGGCAAGGCTTGCCGGAGGCAAGCCCCGTCAGTCCGCACCGTCGTCCGTCGCCGCGACCTTGAGCAGCGCTGCAACCGCTCTTACGCGCTGTTCCGGAGAGAGCTGGGCAAGCGCCAGGACCGCGTCCGCCGTAGCGGCGTCCTCGGCTACCAAGTAGGCCACGGGCACACCCAGCACCTCAGCCAGCTTACCCAGCCCGTCCAGATCGATGCCCCTGGCTTGGCTCTCGTAACGGTTCACCCGATTGGCTGCCACGTGCTTTTCAAGCCCCATGAGCAGCCCCAGCGCCCTTTGACTGGGAACGCCACGCAGCGTCCGTGCCTGTTTCAAGCGGGCCGCGAAGAGGCTGCGGGGCGATGGTGGAGCCTTGGACACATGAACAGCCGAAGAAGGCGACGACCCAAAGCATGACGGCAAGGCTCCCTTTGAGGTAGTTTCTACCTGAAAGGTAGCACTTCCGCTGCCGACCTTGGGGGAACCATGAAATTCATCCGTGCTGCGTTGGCCTTCACCATCACCGCCTTCGGGCTTTCCGCCTGTGGCAGCAGTCAGCCATCCACTAAGGAAGCCCAGGCTGCCATCGGGACCGAGTTCGCCCAGGTCTCCGGTGGATCCATGACCGTTGTTGGCTACCGGGACTTCAAGCTTTCGGGGTGTCGGGATGCAGCTCCTGCGGATGGGGTCATTTGTGACCTTGGGGGCGAGGTGGTCCTCAATGTCTCGGGCACTGAGCTGGTGCGGCCCATCGTGGAGCCCGTTCGTTTCAGCAAGTCCAATGGCGCTTGGACCGCTCACAAGCCCTGACCCATGAACTCTTACGCGAACGTAGGCTGCGCCTCTGTCCTTTTGGGAGGCGCTGGGCTGGTTCTCGCCGGCGGCGGCTTGGAGATGCTTCAGAACGGCAGCCCATTCGGCTGGCTCGCTGTCTTAGCCGGCCTTGGGCTGTGGCTGCTGTTGGCTTTTCTCTTCTGGATAACCCATCGAGCCAACCGACGGCGAGCATGGATCAACCGCCAGCCTTTCCCTCACTACGCAGAGCAAAGTCTTCCGCGTGGAGGCTTCTGGCGCGCTTTTCTCTGGACTTGGGCCGGGGTCGTCGTCGCCCATACGATGACATGCCTCATCGGCAGCGCGGCAGATCTACTGCCCTACTCTGAGCAAGTGCGGGCAGTTTTGGCCATTTTATCACTTGGGACGGCACCTGCTTACATCCTATTGCCCACGCTAGTGGCTCTAGTCTATAGCGCCATCAAATCAACCGCCTTGGAGTAACTCCAAAAAAACTAAACTTACACTCTCAATATTTGTATCGTAGCATTCGTCGCTATTTTTGAGACTGCAGAAAGCAGATTGGTGCGCGGCTCACCATAGATGGCATCGAAGGGGTCGAGACGAGCCTTTACCGCCTTGGCCCATAGCTCACATTCATAGAATGCCCTTGCTAATATCCAGATTAAACGAACCCTAAAGATTTGCCCGAGCGGCAAACTCTCCATCCTCTCGATAAGCAAGTCATCAGGCGGAAGTAGGACTGTTTCGATTCTTTTCTGCCCATGCTTCACCACACGATCTATTTTTGCCTCAAGATCATCCAGGTTCCAACTGTGCGAGATCTCATTTCTCAGTTTTCGAAGCACATTTAGCTCTGTCGCCAGGTCTGCCGAAAGCCAGTTAAAAGCATGGGAAATTTGTATGCGCTGTGACAGCCTGGATAGCGACCCATAACCCGTAAGCAAATCAGAGCGGCCGCCTGGGACATCTGCGGGAATTTCCCGCCGGAACATTCTTGCCAATTCGTCATCAACGTAAGCACAGACCACAACCGGAGCGGTCCTGACTTCAATTGAAAGCAAATGATCTAAAACCTTCTCGAGGCCAGCGGTATCTGTAGCCGCGCGATCCACATGGCCAACGAACCTCTTGAGCCTTTCACGTTCAAAGGCAAGCGTATAGTTGCGGTAAACCTGCAAGCCATTCTTCTCGTAATCACTAATTCCAAGGCAAGAGATATCTTCATCCCAATTCATGGCCATTCAGCTCCGCGAAAAAACCTACTTGGCGGCGTCCAATGCCTCGAGTATGACCCAAAATCTCCGCCCAGACTGAAACGTCCTAAGTATTGCAAAGACCTCGCAAACCAGTGCGATCCCGACCACAAGAGCCAAAGCGCGACCCTCCAAAAATACAGAGAGAAGCGATACGGATAGCGCTAAAAAGTGGAAGCCACATGTCTGTAGCGCCCCCCTTACCAGCACTCCATAGTGACCCGTTAGACGCATGTTTGCCACTAACTTCCGATCAGGAAGGCTCACCATCATTGCAATTGCTGTCAGAAGAAAACCAAATAGCACGCCACTCACTGTGGCCAGCGTGTTGGCAAGACTATAAAGACGGGCAGCGTCATACTTGGCAAACAAGTAAAACGCAGCCCCGCAACCTAATGATACTAATGCCTCACCGGCGAAGCGAAGCACCCTCTTCTCCAAATATTTCATCAACCGAACCTCTTATGTCCGCCCAAGCATCAGCAAGTGCTTGGAGCATGGTTTCGGTGGGAGCATAGCGGCCATCGTGTTCGACCGTGATGTGTGAAAGAAGTCTGTCCGCGATGAGATCAATGGGATAATCAACTCCATCCTCAAGGACTTCAACCCTTGCTGATGTTGCAAGACCATCACCGACCAGTTCGCGAATGGCTCGCTTCCATCGACCCGCAAGCTCAGTCTGGTTAGTCGGTGCCAAGCGGCCATCGACGCTCGACTGCAACGTGAGGCTATCGCCACCGCCCTTCGCGAGAAGATCAATGATCTCGCGACTAAAATCATCATTCGGATACCATTCTGGATTTGTCGGCCTAGCTACCCGCATATGCACTTTGCGCAGCTCGACGCCCCCCCTCATTAGCCTACGCATTGCATTGGGCTGAACGATTGGATCTGCGACGACGCGAGCGCCTACAAGCTCACTCAAGAACTGAGTGAACTGGTTCGGCGTATTCGCATGGCCATTTACGTGCCAGAGCAGAATATCGTGGGGTGCACATACCAAGAAGAAATTCTTCTCAATTAGTCCCTTGTCTTCAGCAATTGCGAGTTCTTCACCTTCTTCGCCAGGGGCACCAACCAACGGCAGATCCCCTTCGCGAAATTTTCGAAACTGACCGAACCAGCCGGAGGGCCTCCTATTCCTCCTAAGTCGCCATAGGTCTCGGGTGAATGCTCCTACCTGCGCAGAATTGTCATCTTCACTTTCGCTAAGCAATCGCATGACGTCGCCAGCTGAAGCCACTTCACCAGTTGCGGTAACATTGAGTTTGAATGCGTCAAATCGGTAGGTAGGCATCCTGATTTCCCCCTGTGAAAAATTATGGGGGATGCTCGTCTCACGGACTGATACTCCTCCCCCTTAGCCGATTATGCACCACCTATTGACAGTCCGCCTCCTCCTCTTGACAGATTGCAGGAGCGGACTACGCTGAGTTCGTGGCCCCCGGGCGTCCAGACCCGGAGGCGAGCAAGGTAGGTAGCTCTACGACATGCCCAGGCATTGGCCCCTCGAGGTCACTCTAGCAAGCCTCGGATGGTCCGCAAGCCCCTTTCCTCCTTTCTCGCCTCCTCGTCAGCCGCACCCAAGGCCGTTGGTAGCCGTATCACGGTGCCCGGATGGAACAAGCCGGGTCATGCACAAGGAACGGGAGCCTCATTGCGGGGCTTGGGTTGACCGCCACCGGAGCGCATGAGCTTTGAAGCAAGGGGACAGGGCGCTGTATGGCCTGCAACTTGCGCCAACCCAGGTGGATCATCTGTCGAGGGGTAACCGGGAGTGCTCAATCTGGCCCGGGAGCGTATCCCCTTCTCTGTCCGTCCACCAACGGGTTTGTGGTCAATGGAATGCAGCTAGGAGTTATTCCCAGGAAGAACGCGCCTGGGGGCGGGGTAGCCCACTGGAGAGACGCCAGGCGAGAGCTTGGTGACAGGACCCAGAGCCGGGGCAGTCAGACTGCCTGAACCTGTCGAAGCGGTGTCGTCTGATTATCACCGCGCCCTGAGTGCTGGGGGCCTCCGTAGGAGGCCAACTCACGGGGCTAAAGTCATCCCTTGGCGCCTTTCGGTGTCGGTCCTAGGGGAGACTTTGCCCTTCGGCTGGAGGGGCCCCGGAGGGGACCCGACAGCTGAAGGGCAAAGCAGGGGGGGCTTTAGCAAAGCTCTTAGGGGTTAAGGGAGAGCTTTTGCAAGCTTTTCCCCTTCCCGAAAAGCAGATCGGACGCGCCTCGATCAATTTTCTCTCTATCCTAGTATCTGCTTCGGATGATGTTCCATGTGGAAGAGTTCTTTGTATGGTCCAGTATCCCTGGGACGATCCCTTCCACAATGGACGGGTCATCTACGACACGAATAAGTGCCTTGGTTCTAAGTGTTTCGCCAGTTGTGAGGCGTGCGGTTGCTCTCACTGGAGTTTTTCCGTTGATTATTCTTGGTTCAAGGTCGCCCCAAGTAACTGAGGTGAAGAGAAGGTAGCCGGACTGAAATTCTCTTGGTTCGATTTTCCCCATCAGGCTTAAGTGATTGAGGTCATCGTGAAAGTTTGAGAACCAGCACTTCAGGATCTTAGTTATAGTTCCTACCGAATGTTGAGGCCTTGTCGGCAGGGTCGTTGGGTAGAGTTCTTCCTGCCATATGGGCCAGCGCCTCATCGCTTTCGTGGCGATTGTGAAATCACGAATGACGATGGGATCGGTAGTTGGATTGTTCACCCCGATCTGTAGGACATAAATCGCCCTGATGTTCCTTGCTGAGCCGTCTATTTCGCCAAGATCGTCGCATGCACAACGGCTGGTAAAAAGATCAATCTCAATGGTGGGCCGTTTTAGCTTCATCCTGATGTAGCGGACAACGCCGAGTGACCAAGCAAGGAGGCCGGCGGCGACCCATTTGAGCAAGTCGACGGTTTTTTCGTGGCTTTCAATCCACTCAATCACGCCACTGCCGCCTCTATCCGAAATGGGGGCCATTTGACCGATAGCAGCGAAGGTGCTGTAAGCGATCGAATATAGTTCCATCTGATTAGGTGGCCTTTTTTTCGCGGTTGTCGGCGGCTCGTTTTCGCCGCCGCTCCATGTGGCGAACTTGCTTGAACGCGTGATTAAACTGCCCAGGCACGTAGGCCGGGATTTGCACCGGGGGGCCATATTTGTTCAGTGCCTCAAGGCGTGCGGGAATAGTCGCTGGGTTCACGTAATGCTTGAGGCCGCTGGGCAACGTGAGGTCGTGGCCAGTAATTTCCTGCGCCATTTGGATGGTCGTTCCGATTTCGTTGACCATAGTGTTGGAGACATTATGTCGGAAGCAATGGTAGGATTTCAGTCGATCAGTCAGGCCGCGCTTGATGGCGTAGGCGCGGAACTGGTCGCCCATCGCATCGCCGTAGCCACCACCCTCCGAATAAGGGAGATGTGGGAAAAGGCGGTGAAATCCAGCGCGTTTCACATCCTCGACGAACGCTAGGAAACCGGCTTGTAACACAGTGTTCGACAGCGGGACGAAACGTGAAGAATGTCTATTCTTCAAACGTTGGTCCTTATGCGAGACACGGATATGGATGCCCCAGTGGCCTCCCACCTCCGCCACGTCGCCTACGTAAAGCTGGGCGACCTCGTTTACGCGTGCCCCGGTGGCCACTCCTAGAATGGAGCCCCACCAGCGATGCGGGTATTTGCTGGCCCACGCAGGGAAAGCCTCGGCATCAAAAAGTTTTGCCAATTCTTCGGTTGTGAAGGGTTCGCGGCTCGGCTCGTCGGTCTTGGACTTGGCGCGGTTCATGATGGCCTTGTGCGGGGCCTTCGGAATGAGCGCCTCATCGGCCTGCGCATTGAAGAAGGCTGCCAGATGGTCTCGGCGCTTTTCCTGGGTGCGTTCCCTGAGCGTCGGATAGCTGCGCATCTTGGCCTTCGCCAACACTTCCTTGGGCGTCAGTCCGCGAAACTCTGCCTTCTTGCTGGCACTGGCGGGGTAGGCCGCTAATGCATCCAGAAAGGCTCGAACGTCTGTTGCACTGATCTGTTCAATGGGCTTGTCATCGCCCAGAGCAAGGAACAGGCGCAGGGTGTATTCCGTGTCCATTACGTTGCGCACAGCCCGTTGGGCCCGCCTCATATCGTTGAGGTATACCTCTATTCGGTCGGAAAGCAGAGGGCCGGAGGGAGGTGCAGACGGTGCCGGTGGCTGCGGGGGCTCCCAGCCTTGCATCGCGGCCATCAGTGGGTCTTTCCCCGCCAGAGCATTCAAGTCCTGCACGGTTTGCCGGAATAGCCGGCGGTCCTCTGCCGTGTTGATTTCCACACCGCCGAGGGTCAGCCCATTGGGCAGCGTCACTTGCTGGATGGTCAGCTCCTTGTGACCGTTCTCACGCACCCTGCGCAAGATCTCCTTGATGTCGTCGTTCATCGTCCCTGTTCGAATGGCCTGGAAGGCTTCCGATAGTGCCACTGCCATGCGTGCAGCGACCAGTCGGGCGGCATCGCCTCGGCCAGGCAGGGCACGCACGAGGAAGCGGCACCCCAGCATTGGACGCAGATCCACGGGCACAAGAAAACGGGCGTAGAGCCCGCTGGCGCGCTTCAACAGGAAGGGTTTGGGCAAAACGATACCTCAAACGATACCTTGAAGGGGTATCGTTTGAGGCGCGTTTTCTACCAAAAAGCCTTGAAAAATCAATGCACTTAGCGTAGATTCCAAGGCGAGAATGGTGGAGGTGGGCCCTACCGCAATGTGAACGTAAGTTGTTGATGGTGAAGGTGGTTGGTGCTGGTTTCGGAAACCGATACCCCCAGCAATACCCCCACTCTATGCAGCCTTGGCGGGTTCAATTCCATCCCGCTCGGCGACCCGGGCGGCCTGCCAGGCGTCCACCTCGGCCTCGATCCAGCCTACCGCGTTGCCGCCCAGCGGCACAGGCGCCGGAAAGGTGCCGGCGCTGATCCGGTCATAGATCGTGGTCTTGCCCAGGCCCGTGCGGCGCTTGACCTCGGGCATCTTGATGAAAACGAGCGGCTCGGTAGCCATGTTGTCCTCCTTCAGTTCGTGGCCAGCGCAGCGCACAGCTGCTCGGTGGCCTGGGTTGCTGCATCGCGCAGGCGCTTGATTTCCTCCGCCTGCTCGATGATTCGGTTCGCCGCGACCACCAGCTGCTCGCGCAGCACGTCCTTGGCCGGCTGCTTCATGCGGCGCGGTTCGCGGGGGAAAAGCTGTTCGGTCACGCAGCACCTCGCTCGCATAGCCCGAGGTCGGAATTGCAGCCGCCGCCGGCCTGCTCCTGAAAGAACAGGTCGAACTGCCTGCCGCCGCGGCTCGTGCGACTCCACTCCACCAGGGTGTCGATCCGCGAATAGGTGCCAGGCCGATCCACGTCGGTGGGATCGGTCACGGCGGGGAAGAACGTCGCGCTTCCTCGCTTGTTGGCAGCGGCCACCAGCGCCTCCCACCTCCGAATCCGGTCGATGTGATCGGGGAACAGGTCGGCGATGTTCCGCAGCTCAGACTTCCGACAGTTGATGCAGGGCATGCAGCCGACGCGGCCCATTCCCAAGGCATAGAGTGGGTTGGGTGCAATGCCATGCCGGCGGTGCTGATCCCACACCTGTTGGACTGTCCAATCGAAGATCGGCCGCCACACGTGGCAGCCGGACTCATGCCGGTTGAAGCGCGGCTGCTTGGCCCGGTTGGCGGATTCCTCGGCCCGGATGCCGAGCCATTGCAGTACCGGTCCAGCCTTCAGCATCGGCCCGACCACCTGGGTTGTGATGGGGATGGTCTTCAGTTCCTCAGTGCAGAACTGCGCCATGCGCGAGGGAAAGCGCCCCTTGCTGATGCACAAGTCGAGGAACGGGTTGCCCGTCGGCTCATGCAGCGCAGCGGCCTGGCGCACGACTTCATCGGGGATGCCCTGGCCTGGCCACTTCTGCAGGATGTATTCGCGGTGCTGCGCTAGCTGCCGGCTGAAGTCTGCGCGGACAGTTTCGACCTCGGGGCCGCCGGTCTTGTGCGCCAGCTCCGCCACGTAGTCGTAGACGCGCTGATCCTCGTTGCCCGTATCAGCGAACACGGCACGGAATGGCCGGCCCAGCTCGATTGCGCGCAGGTAGACCGCGGTGCTGTCCTTGCCGCCGGAGACGTTGACCAGGTGTTGGATCTTCATCAGGCCACCGCCTTTCGCCAGCACCAGCGCAGCCCATTGCGCGCGGCGCGGCATGCGCGGCTGATCGCCCACAGGGTGGCGATGCCGGCCGCAAACCCGGCCAGGGCAAACACGTGGACCATTGCAGCGGTGAGCAGCTGGTCAGCCATAGCAGCTCTCCGCGAGCCACGGCATGGCAGAATGCCGGCCAGTCCACAGGGGGATCAGAGAATGAATGGTTTGCAGCAGCTGTGGCACGGAATCAGCCCGTGCATGCAGCCCGGCGTCGGCGGTTGTGTGGTGTGGTGGGATGCTTGGGCCGCAGTCGGGACTGTCTCGGCAGTATTTGCGGCAATCTTTGCCCCTGGAATCCAGCGTCGTATGCAGAGGAAGCGCCTCAATGCACTTTTTGCGGCCTCCTACATCAATAACGCAGTAAGCATCGGCGTGTATTTCTCCAATCTGAGGAAAGAGTTTCCTATGGATGAGATATCGATCGAGGCAGCCAACGCTGCATGGAAGTTGGCCAATTCGGCGTCGGCTCGGTCTAGGTTCCAATATCTCGCTGAGAAGCTGAAGGATGATCAGTCTTGTGGTTTTGACGCGTCCAAGTGGCCAGGAGTTGATCTTGATCTCCTCGTTGGGATGGCGCACATGCTCGAAGCAGTGAGTGATGTTCTCCACTGCGGGCGTACTATCGGCATGATGGAAAACGACGACTGGAAGGAGGCTGAGGATTCCGTCAAGAACTTGTTTAAGAACTGCCGTGGTTGGATTGAGAACGGACAAGAGCGGCTGAAGGGGGCACGCATCAGACCCCGTCTTAAAAGGCTCAGCAAGAGAAGTTGGTACTAGTCCCGAGGTGTAGACGGCGGACTTCCAGGCGGGGTTCATGCGTGCCTCTCCAGAAGGAAGTTGGTGTCGATGTGCCAGCCGGCCTCGCGGGCCCCGAGCAGGCGCAGTTCGTTGGTGTCGAATTCGTCCAAGCCGAGCATCTTCGCGGCGAGCTCAATGTGGTTTGGCGAGATGGGCCGGTCGCGGTAGAACAGGTCATAGACGTTGTGCTTCGAGCATCCCCAGACGTCGGCCAGGTCCTGCATGCGCTTCCCTTCCTCCAGGAGGTGGCGTTTCAGGTGCGAGCGCACGCTGTCGATCGACCGGGGGATGCGGATCGGACGGCCGCCGGCGGCCATGCCGTTGTTAGCGTGCTGGCGTCGGATGCGGGTGATCTCAGCCATGGTGTTCTCCTGTCAGTTCGGCGCGCAGCTGCTCAAAGCGCGTGCGCCAGTAGTCGATGGTTTCGTCGCTGCTGCTGCGCAGCGTTTCGTGGTGCCCGAGGGCTGTTGCGGCCGTTACCAGGTCAGCGACCAGCCCGGGCCGCGTGGTGCTGGTACTGCCGCCGGCGCGAAGCTCGGCCACCTCGGCCTGCAGTTGCTGGATGCGCTCGTTGGCCTGGGCCAGCCACTGCCGGTAGGCGTCCTTCGTCGGCTGCCGCATCCGGGCCGGAATGCCCGGATCCTCCGGCGCCGGCACCAGCACCAGGCCGCTCACCCCCGGGCCTCGCGCCGGGCTTCGGCCAGGATCTCGCGCAGGTCGTCCTGCACCTTGCGGTCCTCGCCTTGGGCAACGGCGGCGGCCAAGGCGCGCTCCAGCGCGTAGACCCGGTCGTTCGGATGGATGTAGGTCATGGCAGAATCGGCTCCAACATGCACAGAGGGGAACGGCTATGGCGATATGCCCGCTCGCAGTGGATTGGGGTAACGTCGCGGACTGGGCGGCGGTTGTTGTAGGAACTGGGGCCGCTGTGGGCACGATTTGGGTCGCATCTATGGCGAACCGAACTTCGAAGCGGGCTGCGGAGATCGCTGAGGACGCCAAAGGAATTGCCAAGCAACAGAGTGACCAAGTGGTCGCCCAACAGCGTGCAAACGCAGCGATACTCGGCCGACTGCTCCTTCACGAAATAGTGAGTCTTCCGGCGAGGCTGAGTGCGATTCTTGTGGGTATTCCCAAGGCTGTCCGTGTCGTAGATGGACAGGTACTGATTGAGGACCACGACATGCTCACCCGAGTCCTGGATGATGCGAAGTGGTCGGCTGTCCCTCAGTCCGAAAGCGTACTGGGCCGAATTCACGATCTCCCAGATGCTCTTGGGCCGGATCTCGCAACTATGATTGGCAACAGCGGCACCATGAGAGATATGGCCTACCGCTTGCTGGGCCGAATCAAAGAGAGTCCGCGCCAGTACATCGGACAGCAGTACCGCTTTTCCTATGAAGGGAGTCCGGACGACTTCGAGCTCTTTGAAGAGCACTTGAAATTCTTCAAGGGACTGAGCATTGCCTATGCCGATCGATTCCGCTCGTTCGTCGGTATCGACGAAATCGACTATTCGCGTTTTCAGTGAGACCGCAGTCACGCCGCCACCCCCATCGCCACCAAGTCGATGTCGTCCACCTTGTCGCGCAGGTAGCGGCGCGCGCGGCGCAGGTGGCCGGCGATCACGGCTCGATCGTCATGGGCGAAGAAGGTCAGCACGTGCATATGCAGTGCGCGGCGGTGGTCGCGGCGATACAGGCGCCAGGTGATAGCGCTGCCGTCGACTGTCGGGAACCGACCCCAGGCGAAGCCCAACGTCTCCTTTGGCGCGCGGCGGGCGATGTGGCGGCTCATGCCTGCGATCCCTTCTTCCCGCCGCGACGACCGTGACCACCTTCAACCACCTGCCGACGACTGATAGTGCTCTTGTCGATGCCGCTGTTGCCCAGGATCTGGACCTTGCCGCCGGCGGCCTCGAAGCGCGCCATGTCTGCCTCCAGTTTTTGCCGGGCTTGGTCCTTCTCGCGGTCGGTCGCGCCACTGAAGACGGGCTTCACGTGGATGCTGGTCATGCTGCTGCTCCTTCGTAGACCCAGCGGCGCACGGTCCCGAACGGGACGCCCAGCGCGGCGCTGATCTGGTTAACGGTGTTGCCGCTGGCCCGGAGCTGCCGGGCGCGGCGCTTGGTGGTGGCCGGCCAGTACCGGGCGTGAGGCTGGCGCGGTACCGGCATCCCTTGGCAGCGGGCCATGTCCTGGACCGCCCGGGGCGAGCGCCCGAGGGCAGCCGCAACGGTCATCGCGTCTCGGCCCTCCAGCTGGCGCAGGGCCCGCAGTTCGCTGGTGCGCCAGAACTCCATCACGCGGCCAGCGGGTACTGGTTGGCCGCATGCTGCAGGCCGTGGATCATGGCCCGGCACATGTCCGGGAACTGCGCCTGGTCGTAGAGCTTCGCCGCGCCGGTGGCGTTGATCGGCTTGAAGCCCAGCATGGCCAGCCCGTCGGCGCTGATCGACAGCGGGGCGATGCGCGCGTTGATGTCGCCCAGCTTGATCTTGACGACCTCGCGCGGCGCGGCCGTCGGTGCCGGGGCGCTGGCCACTGCCGTAGGAGCGGTGCGCACCGGTGCTGCAGCTGCTGCCGCCGCGGCTGCCAACGGCCCGGTCTGCTGTTGGGCCGCTGCCGTCTGCGCTGCCTGGGCGGCCTGCTCAGCTGCAGCGGCCGCCGTGTCGGCTGCGGCCTTCTGCGCGCGTTCCTCCTCTTCCTTGCGGATCTTCTCGCGCTCGGCGTCCAATCGCTCCTGCTCCGCCTGCTGGTGCTGGGAGATGCGCGCCGCCATCAGGTTGCGCAGGTCTTCCGCCGACTTCGTGGAGCAAAGCTGCACGCGGTCCGGGAACAGGGCGGCATGCGTGCCCACCTCCATCTCCATGACGCGTATGTTGGCGCGGATGCGCTCGGCAGACTGGCTGGCGTCGACCTTGGCATTGGCAGCCACGGTGTCCACCGCTTCCTGCATGCTTGCGAACGAGCGCTTGCCCTTCATCGCATCGGCGATATCGGCAATCAGCGTGGCCGGCATCGGGATGGCGTGCTCGCCCAGGGTTTCGTTGATGGCCAGCACGTGCTGCTGCACCGCGCGACGAGCGGCGTTGCCGATCTCGGTGCGGCGTTCGTCCTTGCGGGTCTTGACGCGCTTCTCCAGCGCCAGCCGCTTGGAGCGGGCCTCCTCAGCGATCGCGTCGATGGTCTTGAACAGCAGGTCGATGCTCTGGGTCTGGCTGAGGGCGTGCTGCTTGGCGGCCTTCAGCTGGTCCTCGATATCGCCGCACCACTTCACCGTCTTCTCGGCATCCGCGAAGTCCTGGTCGCTGACCAGCTCGGTGCTGATCCCCTGGAACACGGCGATGGCCTGTTCCTTCCATTCGGCGAGGTTCGACCCGGTGACCATTCCGGTCACTTCGATGCGCAGGGCCGGCATCTGGTCCGGGGCGCGGCCGGCGGCGACCGGCTCGGCGACGGGCGCCGGGTCGTAGGCAAGCACGTCGGCATCGAACTGGGCCCAGCCGGCCACAATCTTGGCGCGCAGTTCGGGATTCGGCGTGTACCAGCAGTGCCGCTCCTCGACCAGGTCGTCACCGCTCCACTTCGACGCCATGAACAGCACGCGCTCGGCGCCGCTGACCATGGCCTGATGCTCCATCTGCACCTGGTAGTGCAGCGGCAGGCAGGCGTCGCCGCCGTCCACCGGCATGGCCAGCCGCAGGTCGTCGTTCAGCGACTTGTGTTCGAAGGCCTTGTCCTCCAGCAAGGTCAGGCCGTCGAAGCTGGCCGAGAACTTGCCGTCCACGCCGACGCAGGGGTACAGCTCCTCGCCGAGGATCTGCTCGGCCAGAGGCCGGGCCAGGTCTTCGAAGCGGTGGCCGTCGGCGAAGCGCTGCAGGGTGGCAGCATCGTGCTCGATGGTCGCGCCGGTGGCGAACTCGCGCAGCAGTTGGCTGCGGGTCTTGTAGGGGCTGCAGCCCATCATTGCCGGCGCATCGCTGGCGTTGAAGTGGCTGGCGCGGTGGGCATGCCATTCCGGGGTGCCCTGGATTAGGTTCACGGTGCGCATAGTCAGCCCTCCACCGCAGTCTGAGTCGCGCCGTCGGCGGCGGAGGCAGCGTCGGTCGGAGCCGGGTCGGCATCCGCCTCATCCTTGGGAGGATTACGGATCTCCTGCAGCTGGTCAGCGGTGAATCGAGCCTTCGTCTGCAGCGTGGCGATCAGGTCATCAGCGGACTTCCTGCCGCTGGCGATGATGTCCCACCACTTCGGCAGGTTGGCCACGAAGTCGGCTTCCGAATACAGCGGCAGCTGCTTGTCGGCCCGGCCGTCAATGGGGGCGCGCTGCTGCTCTCCGCTGGCAGCGGGTGCCTGCGGGATGTCCATGATCTCTTCGGCAATGGGCATGCCGCGCAGGACGTCTGGGAAGACGTCGCGCAGGGCGAAGGCACGCGCGCGCATCTGACGCATGCGCTTCGGGTACTGCGTCCACGGGCCGCTCTTGCCCAGCAGGCCGGCCACCTTGGCATCGTCCATGCTGAAGGTGCGGACCTCCTCGGACTCGCCGCGGCGCTTCACGCGGCAGACGGCTGTGCCACCGTCGTCCGCCTCGGTGATGTACTCGCACAGCGGGGAGCTGCGCACCAGGGCGATGACAGCGTCACCCCAGAGGGCAGGCCGGCCATTGATAATGGCGATGTTCTGCAGCGCCTGGAGCGGCTTCAGGCCAAGCTCGGCGCCCCACTGCATAGCGATGAGGCAGTTGCCGGGCTTGCCCTTGAAGTCCTTCGGGACCAGGTCGCTGTCGGCGAGGATGTCGGCGAAGGTCAGGGCCTGCTCGAAAGTCTGTGGGCTGAGGTCGAACTGCTGGCGCGGCTGCACAACGAGGGCGCCGTCCTGCTGAGCTTGGGCATTCATCGCGTTGAATCTCCAGCCGGCGGCGCCGGCGATACGGGAATAGGGGAGCCGGTTACGTCTCCGGCGCGGCCCGCTGCTGCAGCAGCTCCGCCGTCTGGGTTCGATCAGGCGGCCAGCTGCTGCTCGGCGACCTTGTGGTACGGGTACTTCTCCGGGAACGGCTTGATGTACGCGCCGAAGTGCTTGCCGACGGATTCGGCGTCCTTGAACGCCTGGAACTCCTCGGCGCTGAAGTTGGCGTAGTGGTAGACCGAGCCGGGGCCACGCGCAGCGCCGCTGCCGCGCTTGAAGCAGATGGCGAGGGTGTTGGTTGCGGCGTCGTGGCCGATGCTGTGGATCTGCGAGCTGTCGACGTCGAACAGCTGGATGCGGCCGGTGGCCGGGGTGGTGCTGGTCATGTTGTGCTCCAGGGCGGGTAGAGAGTTGCCCGTCTTTCCGGGCTGTCAGCCCTGCGCCACAGGGGGAGGGCGCAGGGCAGGGGATCAGGCAGCGAGGTCTTCCTGCTGCGTGGTTTCGCTGGCCTGGCCGGGCTGAAGAGTCAGGACGACGTTTTCGCGGATCAGCGCTTCGGTCAGTTCGGCAACTTCGTCGGGGGTGACGCTGGCGGAGGCCTTGAACGACAGCTCCACGCTGCCGCCTTCCTTCGGTGCGATCACGAACTTCTTGAGCTTCACGTCCACCAGGAAGATTGGCTGGGTGCTGTCCAGCTCACCGTCGATCTGCAGCTCGAAACCCTTGAATTCGTGGCCCACCTTGATGGGCTCCAGGCTCGGGATCTTGATTTCGGTCAGGTGGTCGCCGATGGTCGGCAGCGACTGCTGCTCGCCCTTGCCCGGCTTGCGGAACAGGGCCTTGCGCAGTTCCTTGTCGAAGTGGTCCAGAACCAGGTTGCTGGTGCTGGTGGTGATGGAAAGGTCGACCGCCAAGTGCCGTTCATCGCCGTGCTTCTCGATGCGTAGGTTCACGTTGGAAACGGCCGCCGGGTTGTTCTTCAGGTGGAACATGTGGACCTCGTCGGTTGAGCCGGCCGGGCCGGCAGTGGGTTACTGCAGGTCTTCCGCCGGTACTGACATGGCGGAGGTCAGGGACTGGATGCTGCTGCGGCGCTCGGCCAGCGCCTTCTCGGCGCGGAACCATTCCAAGGCGGTCTGGTACGCAGCGCCGGCCAGCACCGCACGGGCCATCAAGAGCGACAGGTAGTTGCCGTGCATGACAGCGAGCAGGACGCCAGCGCCTGCGAAGCCGCAGATCAAGGCCCACATGGCCAGCGGCGCGAGGATGTAAGCGAGACGACGGCTCACGACATCACCGCCTTCAACATGTCCTGGAAGATCAGCACTGCAGCGACGCCGACGATGAAACCGATCAGCGCGCCGTAGCCGATGAACTCCAGAGACATGCGCACCGTCTCCTTCCGGATAGCCTGTTCGAAACTCATGCGGCCTCCGGATCGGGCTGGTTGCTGAACTCGTCGCGGAACTGACGGCGCAGGCGCAGCGCGTTGTCGACAACAGACAGGCCGCGATAGCCCCGGCGCTGCTCGGCATTGAGGCGCTGGAACAGCGGCGCCGGGCTCAGGCCGGTGCAGGCGATCGCGTCGCGCACGGCCTGGAACTCGCGGATCTGGCGAACGTTGGTGTTCATGGCGACTCCTTTGCGGTCGTGATCTGGATGCGGCGCAGGCCGGCCAGCAATTCGTCGCTGACTTCCTCGCCGTGGCGGGAAAAGCGGGCGTCGCCGGTTTCCAGTTGCTGCAAATAGCGGCCGGCGTTAGTCATCGGCTCGGGCTGGGAAGCGAGCAGGCCGCCGAACAAGTAGACGAAGGGGTTGTGGTCGGGGCTCATGCGGCGCGCTCCCCCAGCAGATGGTCGATGGCGCCGTTTGCGGACAGACCCTTGTCGTCGGCTGCGTCCTCGATTTCCTCGTTGACGTAGGCGTCGCGGGCCTCGCGGATCAGGGTCGCGAAGGCGGCGTCCTGCTGGGCATCCAGCAGGCGGGCGGCCTTGGCCCAGAAGGCGGGCGACTGGAACCCGAACGTCTGTTCGAGCATGGCCGGCGCGGCGCGCAGGGCCTCCAGTGCCGTGCTGTCGATGGCCGCCTCAGCGGCGATGCGCGGGTCTTCGCGGTTCTCCCAGGTTGCCTGGGCGCGGTGGGAAGCTGAATTGAGGGCGGTGTGGTCCATCTCGGGCTCCGGCGGTCCAGCACGGTGCTGGTCGACGGAACGGAGAATCACATAGCGTGATGCTTCATGTCAACACGATTCGTGATTTTTTGCTTGGCTCAGCAAAAAGCCCCGACTGGCGGGGCTTTGCGGGGCACTCGCGGGGACAGATGAAACTACGGAGAGCTGAGCTCGACCGCCGCCTTGGCACGCTTCCAAGCTTCGACCGAGTCGCTCGTGCCCTCGGGCTCGTTGACCGAGATGGTCTCAATGTTGACCAGCCAAGAGGTCATCAAATCATTGGCGAGGTTGAGATCCGCTGGCGCGCGTTTACCCTTCTTAAACGCCGAGTAGGCGGCTTTCCCCTTCGGCACAGCGTCCGCGACACAGGCGACAACCTCAGCATCCCGTTCCTTGGTAATGAGAATGCCGCGATCTATGGCTTCGCTATCCAACTTAGCCTGGCGCTCCATCGCGTCCAGCATGTATCGCCGGGTGTTCTCACGGCCGTGTCCGATGCCATACAGATCGACGTCATTCCGCAGCCGCTGCATTGCCTCTTCTGCTTCCAAGCGACGCTTTAGCGCGTCTAGGCGCTCGTTGTCGTGGTGGCTTGAAGCCATTGCGCTGCAGGTACTTCTAGCGTCGTTGACCACAGAAGATAATGAACTCAAGCTGCTAGGAGTCTGTGCCGCAGCCGGGGCCGAAACCATCGCGGCGAGAAGTATCCATCTACTCATAACGTCTCCATAAAAATTGGTCCCGCTTCGGAATGCCCAAATGTGCAATTCATCCAAACTGCGCGCGGAGCAACCCGGCGTCCTCGAAACTAATGCCTTCTCGCATGCACTCCTGGGCCCGTTCAAGGTCACTGTGCAGTTGCACTAGTGCTTCATCGCTCAACTGCTCGATGCCCGCCAAGCCGAAGATGGCCTGGTCGATGATGATTTGCATGGGGAATCCCCATCGGCGCCTTAGGTGTCGAATCATCTTGCGGTGCGATTCTCGTGTCAGATCATCCAAGCTAGAACGGGGCACACAGGGCACAAGTTGCAGTGCTGGCCTGGTGGGTGCCCTCGATTCAAGCTCAGCTGTGCGAGCCGCCAACCGCTTTGCCAGTTCCCCGAATCGATCGCTCAACGTTGCCCCCTCTCATCCTGTCGGCAAGCACTTTGGTCAAGTCCAGAACGTTGTCAGCTGGGGCCTCCCCGCCGAACTCCTGAACCACCTCGTACGCGATTTCCAATAGCACCGGATCCTCGACCATCTCGATGGGTTTGCCCATCAATTCAAGGTAAGTCCGCAGCACGGTGACCGCGGCAGAGATCCTTGCAAAGTCCAGTCGCTGAAACTGAGACGTCACAGGCGATTCGCCGAACAGCTCGGCTACCGCAACTCCCAGAGCCGAGGCGATGAGCGGAACGTCGGACACCTTTGGTTCCCTGGCGCTGGCAGCTGATGACTCGTAGTTGGCGATACGGCTTTGGCCTGACCAGCCGCAGGCGAGCGCAAGCTGCTCTTGCGTCATTCCACGCGCCAGACGCAGCCGTTTGAGGTTGTCGGAGAAGGCCATGCGGCCATTCTTCACGGAGCGTGATGGCCGTCTAACACGATATGTGTTGACCGGAAGATCACGATATGTGATTGTTTGCGGCATGAGCACTCTAACCCAAGCAGTCGAAGTAGCTGGCGGCGTCGGAAAGCTCGCTGCCGCCATTGGCGTTGCCCAGAACGTGGTCAGCAACTGGCGTAAGCGCGGCAAGGTTCCTGCCGAGCACGTCCTCGCCATCGAGGCAGCGACGGGCGTGTCCCGCCATCTGCTGCGGCCGGATGTGTTCGGCCCCCCGGCGGCCAACGACGACCAGCAGGAGGCGCCCCATGCTGCCTGAGAGCTGGAGCCCAATGCGTTGGGCGCGGAACTGGTTGCGCATCCAGATCCGACGCGCCCTTGAGGAGGAGACCAGGCCGGGTGGCCTGATCTCCACTGCCATCAAGGCTTCAGCGCCTCCGACCATGTGCGGGCCAGTGTATCCGCATGCCCAAGGCACGCCATCCGCGGTGGTGGGTCGTTCTGGAGCATCTCGTTGATGACCGCCATGGCATTGCGGTTTGCCCGCTCGATCGATACGACGGCACCAGAAGGGTCCCTCTGGGAAGCCATCAGATCGAGGACGCAGCCCTTCAGCAATTCCACTTCGCCGATAAGCCGAAAGATCAGCTGCTGCTCTGCAGTGAAGTTCACCCCTTCCATGTCGCCCTCCATGCGGGCTGTGCGTGTGGTGACCGCAGCCTACCGCAAGGAGGGCGACTCCCTTCATCCCTGATGTGACGTTGTCCATGGCGCCATCCTGCGCCGCCGCTGTCGCCCAGTCTCCAATCGAGTACCCCGCCCATGAATGTCACAGATGCCGCCTACGACACCGTCCACCAGTACCGGGGCGGCAGCGAGGCCCTGGCGCCCAGGATGGGCATGTCTGCCGCGACCCTGCGCGGCAAGGTAAACCCGAACACCGACCGCAACCTGCTCAGTCTGCAGGAGGCGGACACGCTTATGGCGCGGACCGGGGACTACCGGATTCTGCACGCGCTGTGCGCGGAACACGGCTTCATCGCCCAGCGGGTCGATGCGCCTGAGTCTGGCAGCTTGATCACTGCGTTGCTGTCCGCCGCCGCTGCAAAGGGGGACCTGGCCGAGTTGGTGTCGGAAGCGATGGCCGATAACCGCATCACGCCGAACGAGGCCGACGCCATCGCCCGGGCCTGCCAGCAGGTCATGGCGGCGCTGGTGCAGGTCAGCCAGCACGCTGAGGCCGCAGCGGAGCGGGGTGGGGTATGAACGCCACAGAGAAGGCCATGATGATTGTGCGCCAGCTGTGGTACGTCGCTGGGGCGCTGCAGACGGTTCAGGAGGACGCATGAGCGTCCAGTTCTCCTGGCAATCTGCAGTGACGAAGTCCGAGCTGGAGGGCACGACCAAGCTGGTGCTGCTGGTGATCGGCACCTACATGAACCAGCACGGTGACGGCGCGTTTCCGTCCTATCGAACCATCGCAGCCGGTGCCTCCCTCAACCGCGCGACGGTCATCCGCCACGTCGAGACGGCTGTGTCTCAGGGCTGGTTGAAGAAGAAGAGCCGCATCCGTTTCGCGGGGGCTTCTGGCCGGCTCGAAGCTGATTCGAACACGTACCAGATCGCCTTCCCGGTGGTCGCTCAAGACGACCAGGGTAGTCGCACAGAACGACCACCCCTGGTCGCACAGGACGACCACCCTAGTCGCACAGGACAACCAGGGGTGGTCGCACAGGACGACCCTAACACCCCATCTTTAACACCCCAAGGAACACAAGAACCCCCCGTACCCCCCAAGGGGGGCGACGACGTGGATTCGAAATCGAAGTCCGGCGCCAAGCCGAGGGCGAAGCGTCCGAAGCGCGACCTGGTCACGTTCCCGAAGTTCGTGGAGGCGTGCCGGGCCGCCGGAGAGCGGATTATCCGCAGGGACGACCCCATCTTCGACTTCGCTGACGACGCCGGCATCCCGCGTGAGTTCATCGCGCTGGCTTGGCGCGAGTTTGCGATCAAGCACCGCGACAGCGGCAAGCAGCAGAAGGATTGGCGTGCTCACTTCCGCGATGCCGTGCGCCGGAATTGGTTCAAGCTCTGGTGGTGCCCGCCTGCCGGCGGCTGCGAGCTGACGACAAGCGGTGTGCAGGTCAAGCGCGAGCGCGATGCCGAACGCGAGCGTGAGCGATTGGAGCGGCAGCAGGATCAGCAGGAAAAAGCCGCATGAGCGCCGTGCCCGATTACCTGGACAACGTCGCCCGGCTGCGCGTGCCGCCGCACTCCGTGCCGGCCGAACAGTCGGTCCTGGGCGCGCTGCTGCTGGTGGGGGAATCGCTGGCTCAGATTCGCGACCAGCTGGCCCCGGAGGATTTCTACCGCCGCGAGCACCAGCTGATCTACCAGGGCATCTGCGGCGTGGCCGACCTGAAGCGGGAGGTCGACGTGGTGACCGTGGGCGACTGGATCACGGCCAATGTCGAGATCGGCGCGCAGGAGCTGGTGGCCACCGTCTACGATCTGGCCGGCAGCACGCCTTCGGCAGCCAACGTCCGCGCCTACGCGGAGATCGTGCGCAACAAGGCACTGCTGCGGCAGTTGATCGAGACCACCACCGACATCGCAGACAGCGCCTACGGCGCCAGCGATGACGAGGCGGAGGAGGTGGTGTCTGCCTCGGCGACGAAGCTGGCCAGCCTGACCGTGAAGTCGAGCGGCAGCGGCGGCTTGGTGATGGTGCGCAGCGGCGTGCAGAAGGCCTGGGACGAAATGGAAGCCCGGTTCCACGGTGAGGGCACGCAGGGCTTGGTGCCGAAGTGGAGCAGCGTGCGCCGCAAGATCCCGTACCTGGAGCCGACCGACCTGATGGTGCTGGGCGCCCGCCCGGCCATGGGCAAGACCGCGCATGCCCTGAACTGGGCCGAGGACGCGGCTGCCGGCGGCAGGAACGTCGCGGCCTTCAGCCTGGAGATGTCCGCCTCCCAGTGGAGCCTGCGCCTAATGGCGGCTCATGCTGGCGTCGACCTCAACCGCATGCGCGAGAAGGGTGCGCTGACGAACGACGAATGGGCGCGGCTCTCCCAGGCCCGCAACTACATCCAGTCGCTGCCGCTGGCAATCGATGACTGCGGCGCCCTGTCGGTGGATGCCCTGGCAGCGCGTGCGGCCCGCATGCACGCCAAGGTGCCCGGCGGCCTGGGCCTGATCGTGGTGGATTACCTGCAGCTGCTGACTGGGAAGGCCAAGTCGGAGAACCGGAACGACGAGGTGTCGTACATCTCGCGTCGGCTGAAGGGCCTGGCCAAGGAGCTGCACTGCCCGGTGATGGCGCTGTCGCAGCTCAACCGCAGTGTGGAGAAGAGCGTCGACAAGCGCCCGGGCATGGCCGACCTGCGCGAGTCTGGCGCTATTGAGCAGGACGCCGACGTGATCGCGTTCCTCTACAGAGACGACTACTACAGCAAGGAGGCCTGCGGCGCGCCAGGGATCTCGGAGCTGATCGTGGCGAAGAACCGTCAGGGCGAGACCGGCACCTGCTACCTGCAGCATCGGCTGCAGTGCAGTGCCTTCGATGACTACACAGGCCCTCGGCCGAACTACAGCCTCAAGGGCACATCCACCGTTGGCGGAAGCGATGACGACTTCGACGTGCCGGCCTCTGGCCGTCGCCGCCGCAGCCGGCGCGACCTTGCCGCAGGAGACGACGCATGACCGCGATGACAGCAGCAGCGCGCAAAATCCGCGCGAAGCGGGCCAGCCGGCCCATCTACGCCATCTGCCTGCGCCTGGTTGATCCGGCCACGGGCGAGGAGATTGGCGCGTTTGCCCCGAGCAACGACATCGATCGCAGGCTGGCCAAGGGCCGCGGCTACCGCGTCGGCCAAGAGTATCGGCTGGATATCAAGGCTTCCCGCAATGCCGCGTTCCATCGGCTGGCCCACGTCATTGGACACCTGCTGGTCGACAACGTTGAGGCGTTCCGTGACCTGGACGCGCATGCCGCCCTGAAGAAGCTGCAGCTGGAGTCGGGCATCTGCTGCGAGGTGGCGGAGATGGACGCCAGCCCGGTGGTGAAGGCGCTGCTGGATGCCGCAGAGACGGTGCTGGGCACGGGCGCGCGCAAGGTGCTGGCCGCGGTGCTGCCGGAGATCCGCACGATTCCGGTGAAGGTGGCCCAGTCCCTGGCATTCGATTCCATGGAGGAGGAGGACTTCGCAACCTTTTTCAAGGGCATCACCGCGTGGATCGGTGACCACTACGCGCACGTCATGTTGGACGACGTGCGCGCGGACTACTGGCGGATGGTCAGTGGCCAGCGGAAGCCGGGGAGGGCGGCATGAGCGATTTAGTCCTGCAGCAGCGCTCGAACTTCTTCGGCAGCTCGTTTCACGTGTGCGTCGGCAATCCTTACCAAAGGCAGGATATCTGGCGGCACGTCCATTTCCACAGGCCCATCGATATCGTCATACCAAAGTCCGCCACTACTTATCCAGAAATCCCATTCATTCAGTGCGTTTGCGATGTCCGCAGCAGCATAGAGTGCTGCCTGCAATGGACCTGCCGCCTCTCCGAGCTCGTGCGTCTGAAGAACCCAATCACCTCGGGTACGGTCAACGAGGTACTGGTGGGCGCGCTCATAGCCACCTTCATGCTCCCGTTCGCCAGCGTACTGCGCTGCTCGAATAGCGTGGCCAAGTTCATCTATTCGCGTAACAAGAAGGAGCGCATAGGTCCGACTACGCCGAAGTTCGATGCGCTCAACCCGATTTCTCTCGCGTCGCGCGACGGACATCGGCACTGCGATGGCGACCGCTATACCTATCAAACTGCCGATCGCTTGCACCCATGCTGGCCAGTCAACGTCAGATGGCGGCCGCGGTTGGGGAGGATGCTTGCTCAACATCGCCCAAACCAGCAGTGCGCCGGCAATGAAAGCCATAAAAGCTACCACCGCCCAGTCGCGGTCCGTGCGTCCGTTCTTCATCTTTGTCCTCCGGTACTGGTGCGAATTCTAGCGTTCGGGGTGCTTATATGAAGCGTGGTCGTTCAACCGGGAACAAGACCAAAGCCCAGCAGGCCAGGCTGGACGCCATCAGGGACATCGGGTGCATCGCCTGCTTTGCGCTCGGTTTCGGCCATATGGGGTGCCAGGAACACCACCTGCTAGTAGGCGGCAAGCACGGTCAGCCCCGGCGCGGCCATGACTTCACCATCGGCCTGTGCCCCTGGCACCACGTCGGTGAGCCGATGGGCGGCCTCAGCCACTCTGCCTGCGCTGACCGGTATGGCCCCAGCTACGCCCGCGAGCCACGCCGGTTCCGGCAGGAGATCGGCACCGACGACTACCTGCTGGACCTGCAGAACACCCTGATCGAAAAGCACCTGGAGAAGACCTCATGGCGACCCGCCGCCTGATTATCAGCATCGACCCTGGCCGGACTGGCGCCATCGCCGCATTGGCCGACGGTGCGCCAGGGCGGGTGATCGACATGCCGCTGCTGACCGTCGGCGAGAACGAGGAGGTCGACGCCCGCGGCATCGCGCTTTTCATCCGCGCGGCGAAGGAAATGAACCCGGGCGCAACCTTGTCCGGCGTCATCGAACGCGTGAGGGCGATGCCCCCGAAACGCGGCGCCGACGGAAAGGAGGAGCGTCGGGCCGGCCCTCAGTCGTCTTTCAACTTCGGCGACCACTACGGCAAGGCCAAGGCGGCATTCGAGCTGCTGGGCATTCCCTACCTGCGCGCTGAGCCGGCGAGCTGGAAGCGGCGCTTCGGGCTGATCGGTCGGGACAAGGATGCCGCCCGCCTGCTGGCCATTCAGCGCTTCCCGGCCGCCGCGCACCTGCTGAACCTGAAGAAGCACAACGGCCGCGCCGACGCGCTATTGATCGCCCTGTGGGCCGAGCACCAGCTGGCCATCGGCCAGGCGGCCGCATGACTGGCGCCGAGTTGCGCATGCAGAAGCGCTACCGGTCCTACCTTCAGAAGCACGGCCGCTGCTCCGTCTGCCTGTTCCGCGCCGCTGGCGCTGCAGGGTTCCACTGCAAAGGCTGGCCCGACCGGGCCGGTACCTGCGACACCGACAGCAAGTTGCCGGTTTTCCGATTCGATGACGCCGTACTGGAGGGCATGCGCGATGCGCAACACTGATCCGCTGACCGAAGAGCTGCGCCGCTGGGGACACGCCCAGGTGAATCGGTTTGCGCTGAGCCGCGCAGACAGGAGCGTCCATGTTCTGGACAAGGTTCGGGACCACGCTCCGATGACGCGGGAGCGTGCGATCCAGGACCTGGTTGGCCGAGACGGCACGGACCGGCGGCGTCTGCTGGCGGCTGGCGTGGGGGTGAAGGGCCTGCGCATGGTGCCCTTGTGGGCAGCCGATCCTATTCGCGCCTCCAACGATGCGGACCACCCGCACGACAACCCAGAAATCGCCGTCGACGTGGGAGTGCCTGATGAACTGCGTTGGATCGATAGGGCGCTGGCATCGATGGAGCGGCAGTACCCCATGCGGGCGTTGATCCTGCGGACCGAGTTCACCGTATCGGCCAGCCAGGCGGTTAAGGCTCGCATGGTGGCAGGCAAGTACGACGGGAACCTGACACTGCGGCAGTATCGCTACGAGCTTGGCCGTGGAATAGACTCGATGCGCGGCGCGATGGCCGCTTGATCAGGGGCAACGGATATGGAAGTTGCGGTGGCGGCACTTGCTGTACTGGTCGCACTGATTACGTGGCGGGGCCAGGCGAACCACAATAGGCTCTCGGTGCGCCCACTTGCTGCAGTGCTGCACAATGATCTCAATCGAAGAATAGTCGTGACGCTGGCGAACCACGGTACCGGTCCTCTTCTGATAGACAAGCTACGCGTCCTATCCAAAGGCCGGATAGTTGGAACCAGCCTGCACGAGCAATGCGCCGACTGGTTGCACTTGGATTGGTTCGTTGGTCCCGTTGATGGCAGATCCATTCCAGTTGAGGGCAAGATCGATCTGCTTGTCTACAGTGGTGAATCGGAGTCAGGCCGCGAGCACCTGCGTGCGTTGCTGGCCGATTTGGAGATCAAGGTCGTTTACCGGGACATTTATGGAGAACTGCAGCCGACCTATTCGCGTCGTCTGGACTGGTTCTCGCGAGAAGGTGGAAGACGGAAGGGTTGACAGTGACGTAACCGATCTGCATCATTCTGCCACTGTCAAGAATTGTGCCTGAAGCCCCGGCCCTGCGCTGGGGCTTCTGCGTTTCCGGGACCCAAACACCGATCAACCACCGCGTCGAATCCCCCTCCGCTCGCCGTGAGGCGATTGGGGCTGGCGTCCACGCAGGCGGGCGGTCTGCGCACGGCCCTTGGAGGCCGGGCAGCGCCTAGGCAGCGGTGGTGGTCGGCCCTCTACGCCCGCAGCCCCCCGGACCAACCACATCCACGCGCACCAGCCGGTTGCGGGGCGGGCACCTATGCAGGAGAGACCATGGTGAGCACCGAAACCGTAGCGGCCGCCATGGGCGCCGGCCAGTACGCGCAGCCGCTGGAGGATGCGTGCATCCAGTTCGGCATTGTGACCGCGCTTCAGAAGGCGCACTTCCTGGCTCAGGTCGCGCATGAATCCGATGGCTTCCGCACTGCCACTGAGTACGCCTCCGGCCGCGCCTACGAAGGCCGGGCCGACCTTGGCAACTTGCAGCCGGGTGACGGCGTGCGCTTCAAGGGGCGCGGCCTGATCCAGCTGACTGGGCGCGAGAACTACGCGACCTTCAGCAACGCCATGGGCCGCGGCGACTATTTTCTGCGAGAGCCGCAGGCGGTGGCGATGCTCCCGTGGGCTGCGATCGCTGCCGGCTGGTTCTGGAAGCGCAAGGGTCTGAACTCCCTGGCCGACCGTGACGACGTGGTGGCTGTGACGAAGCGCATCAACGGCGGCACCAACGGCCTGGAGGACCGGAAGCTCAGGCTGGCACAGGCCAAGAAGCTGTTCGGCCTCGCATGACGGCGTCCAAGAAGAAGGCCAAGCTCTCACCGGTCAACCAGTTGCAGGGCGTGCTGGTGGTGCTGGAGAGTCAGAAGGCCAAGAACCCCACCGCCGAGCTGCTGTTTGCCATCCGCGAGATGGTCAGTGACGCGCTCGCTGTCCTGCAGGAACCCGATCCGACCAAGCAGCGAATCGCATTCGTGCTGCTGGCGGTGCAGCAGTCCACGCAGGTCGCCATCAAGGAAGTGCGCGGCAAGCGCCTCACCCGCGTGACCATCATCGACCAGCCGCTCTACCACTGGGCGCTGGAGGAAATTCACTCACTGGCAGGTGCCGCATGACCTTCGCGACCCGCAACATCGGCGCTGCGCGCGTCGGCATCGCCGTGCTGGTGCTGTTCCTGCTGGGCATGGCCATGGCCGCGTTGATCGCGGTGGCCATCCCACCGGAGAACAAGGATTCGTTCGGGATGCTGATCGGTGGCCTGAACAACGCCACCGGTATGGTCATCGGCTACTTTTTCGGTATGACCCGCAAGGGTCCGGGGGCCTGACATGAACCGGATCGCCATCTACCTGCTGGCTTTCGTAGCCTGGTCCGCTGGCATGTTCGGTGCCGGCTGGGCCTGGCGCGGTGACCGGGCCGAAATCGGGGAAGCTCGGCAGCAGGCCAGCACCAGCGCCGGGCAAGTCCAGCAGCTCACCGAGACCCGTGCCGTCGAGCACAGCCAGGCCGAGGCGCTGGCCACCATCGGAGCCAAGCATGAAGAAGATCGCACCGCGGCCACGGCCGTCCCTGCTGCTGTTGCTGCTGGCGTGCGTGATGGCAGCCTCCAGCTGCGCGACGACCTCGCCAGCTGCAATACCGCTCGCCTGTCCGAAGCCGCCGCCGGCGCCGTCGAACGTGACCAGGAAGCCCAACTACGAGCAGAGGTCGCGGGAGCTCTTGTTCAAATCGGGCGGGACGCAGACGACCACGTCCGGGCCTGCCAGGCCGTGATTGCGGTAGATCGTGGAATGGATTCGGTCGCCGACGGAGGCTAATCCCTCCGTCGGCGCGTTCAGTTAGACCTACCAAGTCCGATTGCGCCTCTCGATTTCCTTGAGGCGGTTGAGTAGCTCCGGTTGCATGTACTCAGGGCATGCAGTTAGCGCACGCGCAATGATCCCATGTTCGATTGGAGTGAAGTCGACTTGTCTGGTTTCGGGCGCAGTGATCTGCATGGCCTTGATGTAAAGACCTGGGATTTCAGCAGTGATTTTGTTGAACTTGGTCATTTTGCGTTTCCTTCTTGAGTGGATGGGACGGTGTTGCCCTGACCAATTAGGATTCGCCGAAAAAAATTGCACACCTGCGTGATGAGGTCGAAATGACTACCGGTAGACGGCCAGCTTCTTCTTCGGCGGCCCTCACTCCCAAGCAGCATCGCTTCGTTCAGGAATACCTACAGGACCACAACGGCACCCAGGCGGCCATCCGCGCCGGGTACAGCGACAAGACAGCCAAGCAGCAGGGCTCACGGCTCCTGACCGAGCCGCGCATCCAGGCTGCGGTGCGCGCCGGCCAGAAGGAGGTGGCCAAGAAGGCCGAGGTGACCGTCGACAGCCTGATGGCCGAGCTGGAACAGGCCCGAAAGCTGGCGTTGAAGGAGAAGCAGGCCAGCGCGGCGGTCACCGCCACGATGGGCAAGGGAAAGCTGGCCGGCCTGCTGGTGGAGAAGCACAAGCACAGCGGCGCGATCGGCACCTACAACCTGAAAGACCTCTCCGACGATGACCTTGACCGCCTTGAACAGATTCTCGGTCCGCTTGCCGACGCTGGCGGAGATCCGGGCGGAGCGAGCGAGGAGGGCGGCTGAGCGAGAGCGCGCGCGCATCGCAGAGGATGTCGAAGGCATCCGGGCGCGGTCGCAGACGCTGGAGGGCTTCATCAAGGAGCACTGGCGGGTGCTGGAGCCCACCAGGCCGCTAAAGTTCGGCTGGGCATTGCGGGCCATGTGCCGGCACCTGGAAGCGGTCACCGAAGGCCGCATCCAGTTCCTGCTGATGACCGTGCCCCCGGGCATGATGAAGTCGCTGCTGATGGTGTTCTGGACGGCGTGGGAATGGGGCCCAGTAGGCCGCCCGGACCTGCAGACTCTGGCCACCTCCTATAGCCAGCCAAACGTGCTGCGCGACAACCTGAAGCTGCGGCGCCTCATCGAGAGCGACCAGTTCCAGGCGGCCTGGCCGATGAAGTTACGCGGAGATCAGAACGCCAAGGGAAAGTTCGAGAACACCGGTAACGGTTTCAGCGAGGCCAGGCCTTTCAGCTCCATGACCGGTGGTCGCGGCGACCGGGTGAAGGTAGACGATCCTCATTCGACCGAGACGGCAGAGAGCGATGCCGAACGCAAGACCGCGGTGCGCATCTTCCGCGAGGGCATCACTGACCGTCTCAACGACATTACGTCGTCCGCGATGGTCATCATCATGCAGCGCCTGCACCAGCAAGACGTTGCTGCGGTGGCCGTGGAGTTGGAGCTGGGGTTCGTCCATCTGAATCTGCCCATGGAGTTCGAGGCAGAGCGGGTCGACAAGGACGGCAAGAAGACCGGCGGCCCATGCCGCACCTACATCGATGGTGAGCTCTTCTTCGAGGATCCCCGTACCGAGGAGGGCGAGCTGCTGTTCCCCGAGCGCTTCCCGCGCGCGGAGATCGAGCGGCTGAAGCGCGCGAAAGGCAGCTACGCCTATGCCGGCCAGTACCAGCAACGGCCCGCCCCGCGCGACGGCGGCACGTTCCGGCGGGAATGGTTCGAGGTGGTCGAAGCGGCGCCGGCCATCTCGGCGGCACGCAAGGTCAGGCGCTGGGACTTCGGCGCTACAGACCCGAAAGAGAAGACCAGCAGCGATCCGGATTACACGGTGGGGCTGCTGTTGGGAGAGGTCGGTGGCACCTATTACGTACTCGACATCGTGCGCGACCAGAAGTCGCCGGCAGGCGTGGAGAGGATGCTGAAGAACACCGCGCTGCAGGATGGCAAGGCCATCAAGATCCGCATCCCACAGGACCCTGGTGCCGCCGGCAAGAGCAATGCGGCTCACCAGATCAAGCTGCTGGCCGGCTGGGATGTGAAGGCGGCGCTGGAGTCCGGGTCCAAGGAGGTCCGGGCAACGCCGGTCGAGGCTCAGGCCGAGGCCGGAAACATCAAGCTGGTGAATGGTCCATGGGTAGCGGCGTTCTTGGATGAGATCGCCGAGTTTCCCAACGCCAAGCACGACGATCAGGTCGACGCGCTCTCTGGCGCCTTCGCTGAGCTGGTCACCGGCAGTACCTACAACCTCGGGGACGCGCTCTGATGGGCAAGCTCGCACAAATCAAAGACGGGCTGGTCAACTTGGTTGCCAACCTGGGGACGCCGCGCGACAAAGCGGCGTCGACGTTCTACGGCCTGCCGACCCTGTCGGAGCAGGAGGCAGACAACGCCTACCGCGGCACGTGGCTGGCACGGAAGGTGATCGACATTCCTGCGATGGACAGCTGCCGGAAGTGGCGCGGCTGGAGCGCAGACCAGAAGCAGATCACGGCGATCGAGGCCGAGGAGAAGCGTCTTGGCGTGCAGCAGAAGCTGCTCGAAGCGTTGATCCGAGCGCGCCTCACCGGCGGTGCTGCGCTCTACATCGGCACCGGTCAATCCGATCCCACCCTGCCGCTGAAGCCTGACTCCTTGGGCATGGGCGGTATCCGTCACCTCAATGTGCTGTCCAAGCGCGTGCTGACGGCAGGAGAGTTGGATCGCGATCCCGAGTCACCTGGCTATGGGCGCCCGGCCTTCTACACCCTCAGCAGCGGCACCGCTGGCCAGCTGCAGATCCATCCTTCGCGGCTGGTGATTCTGCAGGGCGCGGTGAGGCCAGATCCGGAACTGGACACCGGCAACGGCTGGGGCGACTCGGTGCTGTTGGCGATCAGCAAGGCAATCAAGGACGCCGACGCCAGCGCAGCGAACATCGCCTCCTTGGTGTTCGAGGCAAAGGTCGACGTCATCAAGATCCCGAATTTCATGGCGAGCCTGGCCGACCAGGAGTATGAGCAGAAGGTACTGCAACGTCTCACCCTCGCGGCGATGGCGAAGGGCGTAAACGGAGCGCTGCTGCTGGATGCGGAGGAGGAGTACGAACAGAAGCAGGCTCAGTTCGGCGGCCTGGTGGACCTGCTGATGGGCTTCATGCAGCTGGTGTCGGGCGCGTCGGACATCCCGATGACCCGCCTTCTCGGCCAGTCGCCGGGCGGCCTCAACGCCAGCGGCGAGAGTGACCTGCGGAACTACTACGACCGGATCAGCAGCAACCAGGAGCTGGTGCTGCAGCCGGCGCTGCAGGTTCTGGACGAGTGCCTGATCCGATCCGCGCTGGGCAACCGCCCGCCGGAGGTGTTCTACAACTGGCGGAGCCTGTGGCAGACCACGGACACCGAGCGCGCAGCTATCGGCAAGACCACCGCCGAGACCATCAAGACAATTTCCGAGACGCGGCTACTGCCGGATGAGGTGATGTCCACGGTGGCAGTGAACATGCTGACCGAGGCCGGCGTCGCACCGGGTCTGGAAGCCGAGATGCTCGAGTACTGCAAAGCCACCCCGCAGGAATCCACCGGTGAGGATGACGACGAGCAGCGCGCCGCCGCAACGCCCGTGACTGACGCTCAGCCGCGATCGCTGTACGTCAGCCGCAAGGTGGTGAATGCCGACGATATCGCTGCCTGGGCGAAGGAGCAGGGCATCGGAGAGCTGCAGGACGACCTGCATGTCACCGTCGCTTACTCGCGCCAGGCCTTTGACTGGATCAAGGCCGGCAACGCCAACGAGTGGAGCAACGGTGGCCAGGATGAGCTGGTCGTCCCCGAGGGCGGCCCGCGCGCGGTTGAGCCGTTGGGTGGTATGTCGGCGGTGATCCTGTTCGCGTCGGCGCAGCTGTGCTGGCGGCACGAAAGCATCATCCGCGCGGGCGGGTCGCACGATTACCCGGATTACACCCCGCACATCAGCCTGACCACGGCGACCGTCGACCTGTCGAAGGTCGAGCCCTACCGCGGCCGCATCGTGCTGGGCCCGGAAATCTTCGAAGAGATCCGCGAGGACTGACCATGGTGTTCCTGACTGATCGTGTCTCGGTGTCGGCTCCACGCCGCACTGCGGACGGATACCTAGTGGCCGATGCCTATGTGGCCCGCACCGGCATCCAGGAATACCTGGGTGAGGAACTGGGGCGGCCCGACCTGCTGAAGGTGAAGGTTTACCGGCCACCGGAGGAAGTCTTCTCCGACGCCACGCTGCGCAGCTTTGCGCACCGGCCCATGACGAATGACCACCCGCCGGAGATGGTCACCGCCGACAACTGGAAGAAATACGCGGTAGGGCAGACCGGCGACGAGGTTTCGCACGACGAAACCCGCGTGCGCGTCCCGCTGGTTCTGATGGACCAGGCTGCCATCGCGGACTGGGAGTCTGGCAAGCGTGAGCTCTCCCAGGGTTACTCGGCCGAGATCGTATGGGAGGACGGCGTAACGCCGGACGGCGAGGCCTACCAGGCCAAGCAAATCAACATCCGCAACAACCACCTGGCCATGTGTCGTCGTGGCCGGGCTGGTTCCCAGTTTCGCATCGGGGATGGGCGCACCCCCGGTGCACCGGATCCGAGCGCCCATCCCCAACCGCAGGAGAACCACATGAGCAACCAGCAGACTCGCATCGTCGTGGTCGACGGCCTGCCCGTCGAGTGCACCGACGCGTCGGCCGCAGCCATCGCCAAGCTGCAGCAGCAGCTCCAGGACGCACACACCGCCGCTGGCACCGCGGCAGCTGCCCACCAGGCGACCATCACCGCCAAGGATGCCGCCATCGCCAAGGCCGAGGGCGAGCGCGACGCGCTCAAGAGCCAGGTCCTCAGCGATGCTGACCTGGACCAGCGCGTCCAGCAGCGCGGCGACCTGGTGGCGAAGGCCAAGGCCGTGCACGACGCCGACTACAGCGGCAAGAGCGACGCCGACGTCCGCAAGGCGGCCGTAGTGGCCAAGCTCGGCGACGCGGCCGTCGCCGGCAAGCATGAGGCCTACGTCGAGGCACTGTTCGACGGCCTGTATGCCCAGGCAAAGCCGCGCGACCCGGTGGCCGTGGCCCTTGGCGACCGTTCCACCCACCGCCAGCCCGTGCAGGACAACGGTTACGCCGCGGCCGTCGCCGCCCTGGATTTCCGCACCGCTGGCCAGAAGGAGGCCTAAGCCATGGCACTGCAGATCAACTACCCGGATACCCAGCCGGTCGCCATCGCTGGCGCGCCGGCCACCATGCTGCCCGCTACCGAGATCTCCCGCACTGTCGAAGGTTCCGCAATCGCCTTCGGCAAGGCGGTGGAGCAGGGCGCCACCGACAAGTCGGTGAAGGCCTTCGCCGGCGGCAAGTACGTCGGCATCGCGATGCTGGACCGTTCGGCATCGGGCCTGACGGTCACGGCGGGCCAGGTCACCGGCCGAGCCACCGACGCGTTCGGAGTGGGCGAGTCCGCCCGTGTCCGCACCAAGGGCGACCTGTGGGTGACCGCCGCAGTGGCGGTGGCCGCAGGCGACGCTGTCTACCTGACCGCCGCCGGCGCGTTCACCAACGTAGCAACCGACAACACCGCCATTCCTGGCGCCCGCTGGGACACCAGCACCACCGCCGCCGGCCAGCTGGCCGTCGTCCGTCTCGGCTAAGGAGCCCACAATATGAGCGCAATTCCACTGATCGACGCCCAGGCAGCCTTGGGCTTCGTGATCGCCCAGGCCTCGATCATCGAGCCGGGCATCTACCGCACCATCTACCCGGATGTGCAGTACCGGACCCTGGTGCCCGTTGACACCACCGGCAGTGAGTTCGCCACGTCGGTGACCTACATGTCGCAGGACCAGTATGGCAAGGCCGACTGGATCAACGGCAACGCCGACGACATCCCGAAGGCTGGTACTGTCCGCGCGAAGTTCGAGACCCCGGTCTACACCGCTGGCATCGGCTACGGCTTCGGTTGGGAAGAGATCGGCCGCGCCCAGATGCTGGGCATCAACCTGTCGACCGAAGATGCAGCCGCCGCACGCCGTGCGTCTGAAGAAATGGTCGATCGCGTCGCGCTCCTGGGCGATGCCAGCAAGGGCTTCACCGGCCTGTTCAATGCCGCTGGCGTGATTCCGACTGCTGCCCCGACTGGCAACTGGACGGTTTCTACCGACTCCGAGCTGATCGTGGGTGTGCTCAACCAGGCGCTGCTCAACGTGTTCAACGGCACGAACACGGCGTCGATCGCCAACACGCTGCTGCTGCCCTGGTCGAAGTTCAACCTGCTCGCCACCCGCAAGATGAGCGAGCACAGCGACAAGACCATCATCCAGTGGTACCTGGAGAACAACCTGTACACCGTGCAGACCGGGCAGCAGCTGAACCTGCGTGGCGTGCGTGGCCTGGATACCGCCGGCGTCGGCGGCACCACCCGCCTGGTGGCATACCGCAACGATCCGCAGGTGCTGAAGCTGCACATGCCGATGCCGCACCGCTTCCTGCCGGCCTGGCAGAGCGGCGCGCTGCGTTGGGACATCCCCGGCGTGATGCGCTTGGGTGGCCTGGACGTGCGCCTTCCCAAGGAAGTCGTCTACCTGGACGGCATCTGATCCCCACGGCCCCGGCCACGCGCCGGGGCCACATCGGAGCGAAGCATGAAGATCAAGAACAACCACAATGGCCCGCTGGGTTTGCCCGACGGCACGATTCTGCCGCCGGGCGAACAGACCCCCGTCGCGAACTGGGAGGAGCTGAAGAAGAACTCGGTGGTGCAGGGCTGGATCAAGGCCGAGATCCTGAGCATCACCGGTGGCGACGCCAGCGGAAGCGGGCAGGCCTCCGGCGGCGATTCGGGCGGCGAGGGTGGCGCCGACAAGGTCCCCCTGATCGCGCGCGCCAAGGAGCTGGGCATCGACGTGAAGGGCAACTGGGGTGTGCCGAAGCTGCAGGCGGCAATCGCAGATGCTGAAAAGGCCGCCGGCGGCAATTCGGGCGGCGAGGGCTGACCATGTACGGCACGCTGGAAGGCGCGAACAGCTACCACCAGGCGCGCGGTAATGCCGCCTGGGCTGCAAGCTCTGAACAGGCCCGCGAGGGTGCGCTGATCCGTGCCACGGACTACATCGACGGTCGGTACCGGGTGCTGCTCGCATCGGGCCGCTGGGCGTCGATGTTCCCCGGCGTGCGCACTGCCGGTCGGGGCCAACCGAACGAATGGCCCCGCACCGGTGCCGTCGACTACGACGGTGACCCCATCCACCCGGATGAAGTACCGGACGAGGTCGAGCGCGCAACCTACGAGGCCGCGCTGCGCGAGTTGGTCACCCCCGGCAGCCTGTCGCCGGACTACGTGGCAAGCGCGGCGGTGACCAAGGAGAAGGTCGGCCCCATCGAGGTCACCTACACCGATGCCACCGCAGCCGGCCAGGTGCCGAACAGGCCGGTGGTGCCGGCCATCGATGAGATCCTGGCGCCGCTGCTGCGGACGCCGCCGGTTCTGCCTGCGGTGCGTGTCGTATGAGCAGCTTCTACGACCGCATGCAGGCCACGGCAGAGCGGCTGATTGCCCGCTACGGCTATGGCACGCAGCTGGAACGCGACGGCGCACCGACAGGGCCGCCGCACAATCCGCAGCCGGGTCCGCCGACGCGGCACGACTGTACGGTGGTGGAGCTGGAATACAGCCTCACCGACCGCGATACCACGCTGGTGCAGCAAGGCGACAAGCTGGGCCTGATCTCCACCGCGGTGGACGTTCAGCCTGGCAAGGACGACCGGCTGCTGCTGGGGGGGCACCTGTATCACCTCATCGACCTGCAGCCGCTGTCCCCTGGTGGGCAGGTGCTGCTCTACGAGTTCCACGCCCGACGCTGATGGCCGACTACACACCCCGCGAGCTGGAGCTGCTGGCACGTCGCTTGGAGCCGGCTGTCCGCCGCGCCTTCGAGCAAGCCATTGCTGGCGTGCGATCACAGGTGCAGCTGGACCTGCTGGCGAGCCTGTTGCAGGCCGGGCAGGTCGACGCCGTACTGGAGGCGCTGGGCTTCGATGGCGAGCGCTTCTCGCCGCTGGCCGAGCAGGTGCGCCAGGCGTTCGCAACTGGCGCCGAAGTTGGCATGAAGGAGCTGCCCACCCTCTCGCTGCGGCAGCAGGTGCGCGGGCGGTACAACCCGGCCAACGACACGCCGCTGCTGCGGTTCGGTTTCGACATGCGCAACCGCGGCGTGGAGAGCTGGCTGCAGTCGAACTCCTCGCGCCTGATCACCGGCGTGGTGGAAGACCAGCGGGTGCTGGTGCGGGACCTACTAACCCGTGGCATGGCCACCGGCACAAACCCCCGCCAGACAGCGCTGGAGCTGGTCGGCCGCGTGGGTGAGACCGGGCGCCGCAGTGGCGGGGTTGTCGGCCTCACCGCGCAGCAGGCGCAGTTTGTGGCCAATGTCCGGCAGCAGCTGGCCAGCGGTGATCCGGCACAGATGGCGGAGTACTTCGACCGCAAGCGGCGCGACAAGCGACTGGACGGAATCGTGAGCCGGGCCATCAAGGCTGGCCAGCCGGTGGCATCGGCAGACGTGGAGAAGATCGCTGCGCGCTACGCAGACAGGCTCTTGGCACTACGGGGCGAGATGATCGCCCGCACCGAGTCACTGACAGCCATGGCCGCTGGCCGGGAGGAGGCGTTCCGGCAGCAGATCGAGAGCGGTCGCCTGGCGCCGGAGAACGTCGAGGGCACCTGGTCAGCCACCGGTGACGACAGGACCCGCCACAGCCACCAGGCAATGAACGGCCAGGTGCGTCGGTTCGGAGAGCCGTTCCAGACCCCCAGCGGCGCGCTGATGAGGTTTCCTGGCGACACCTCGCTCGGAGCTGGGCCGGAGGAAATCATCGGCTGCCGCTGCATGAAGCGATACCGCGTGAACATGGCGGCGGAGGTGAAGCGTGGCCAGTAAGTTCGGAGCGCAGGTCCGCGCCTTCACCGAGAAGGCCAAGGCCATGCAGGGTGCAATCTTCCGCGAATCCACCACCCGGCTGATGGAGGAAGCCGGCACGCCCGAGGGGCAGGGCGGAAGGATGCCGGTCGACACAGGCTTCTTGCGCAACTCTGCAGCTGCATCGGTCGAGGGCATGCCATCGGATAGCGCGCAGGCACCGGAACTGGTGTTCGCCACCATGGAGCTGGGGCAGACCGTGTGGGCCGGCTGGACCGCGAAGTATGCGATGCGCATGGAGCACGGCTTCTACGGCGAAGACAGCCTCGGCAGAACCTATGCCCAGGCCGGCAAGGGCTTTGCGCGCGCGGCGGCCCAGCGCTGGGACTTCATCGTGGCCGAGGTCACGGCTAGCGTGAAAGGACGGATGGGATGAGCGACACCGCGATCTATGACGCATTCGCCACGCTGGTGGGGCAGTTCGCTGCAGCGCAGGGCCTGGCCTGCTCCTACCCGGGGCAGGGATTCAAGCCGCCCACCGGCAACGGTGCCCGCTGGTTGGAGCTGCAGTGGTTCCCGAATCGGACCGAGAACTACGGCGTCGAGGACGATGGCCCGTTCCTGATGCAGGGGTTCGGCCAGCTGTCGGCCTGCTACCGGCCGGGGCAGGGAATCATGGTCGGTACCGCCATCACGGACCAGATCATCGGCGCCTTCGCTAAGGGCACGACCTTCGCCGGCATGCGGGTGGAGAGGAAGCCCTGGACGTCCAGCATCATTCAGGATCCGGAGCGGGTCATGCACCCGGTCACCATTCCCTGGCGGGGATTCGTTTCGGGGTAGACTCCGGCCATGAGCCCCAAGCCACCCAACCTGCACCTGGTCAGCAGCAACGAGATCCCCAACGAGGGTGAGCTGCAGGCCATGCGCGATGCCATCACCCGCATGAAGCGGAACCGGCAGCTGCTGGACGAGTTCTGCGCCGAGCAGGCGCGATTCGTCCGCGCTGAGTACTTGGCCTACGTCGAGGCGGGATTCACCCGGCCGCAGGCCATGCAGCTGGTGGCAGCGAAGTTGGGCCCCGCCAAGAAGTAACGACAGAACCGACCGCAAATTATTCCCGAATCTATTCCAGAGGCCCGCCCAGCAGCGGGCCTTTCTGTTTTCCAACGACCCCGCCCCGTGGCGGGTTTTTTTACGCCCATCGCGAGGAGATACGGCTATGGCCGCTGAAGCAAAGACGAACGCAGGTACCAAGCTGCACATCTGCGCCACCCCCAAGAACGCCGACCTGACGGAGACCGAGTTCAAAGCTCTCACCTTCGTGCAGGTGAAGAAGGTCGGCAGCATCGGCGAGCGCGGCATCAATACCAACATCGTCCAGTACGACACGCTGGACACCCTGGTGGCGTTGAAGGGCAAGGGAATCACCAACGCCGGCGACCCGCAGGTGGAGGTGGCCGAGGATCTGACCGACCCCGGGCAGGTTGCCCTGCGCGTGGCGGGTGCGCCCAACGTGCCGGACGCCTATGCCTTCAAGGTGGAGCGCGCCGACGGATCCATCGAGTTCCTGCGCGGTCTGGTGAGCGGCCCGAACGTGACCGGTGGCCGCAACGAGGACTTCGTCCTCAACACCTTCACCCTGGCACTGAATCAGGCGCCGATCACCGTGGCGGCCCCCGTCACCCCGTAACCCGAACACCCCGGGGGATAGGGCGGCCGCCTGACAAGCCGGAACTGATCCGGCCGGCTTCCCCCGGGGCTCTCCACCGGATCGCCATCAAGGATCCCGAACATGACCGAACTGACCAACATCGTGGCGGCAGAGCGCCGCCTGGACATCCTGCACCCGGCCAACCAGGAGCCTGTGGGGCTGGTGCTGATCCTGCTGCCCGACAGCCACCCGCAGGTGAAGGCCGCAGGCCGTAAGTCGATCAACGATCGCATCAACCACCGCGGCAAGGTGAGCGCCGAGCAGATCGAAGCCAGCCGCATCAGCATGCTCTGTGCATCGATCGGGGGCTGGGAGTGGCAGGGGGAGCTGACCTTCCACGGGGAGAAGCCCGAATTCAGCTCGCAGACCCTGCAGCAGCTGTTGAAGGAACTGCCCTGGGTGGGGGAGCAGGTCGACGTCGCCCTGACCGACCGGTCGGAGTTCTTTCGCCGACCTGACGAAACGGACGGCTGAGGCCGCCTACATCGCCGTCCGCTACGACATGGCGGACGAGAACGGCGAGACCCGACGCCAGCGCAATGCGCGCTTCGGCATCGCCGAATCACCAGAGCTGGAGGTCCCGGACGCAGCTGCCCACGTCTGGGGCTGGTTCTGGGAACTCTCCGGCCGCAGGCACAGCGGCCCGGAAGCGTTGACGTTTGCTGACATCGGCGAATGGGCCCGCCTGCTGCAGATCGACCTTCTCCCGGAGGAGGTCGGGATGCTGATGGCGATGGATGACCAGTACCTGCGCGCGGTGCGCGAAGACCAGAAAGCCGCGCGTGAGCGGGCAATGCAGAACAACGGGAGCCCCTGATGGACATCGCCGAGCTTGGCTACAAGGTCGACAGCAGTGGCCTGGTCGAAGGCACCAAGGCCCTGGACGAGAATGCTGCGGCTGCTGACAAGGCCGGCGCTGCAGCCGACCGCCTGGAGAGTTCGCAGAGCGCTGCCAGCAAGACGGCGTCCTACTGGGCCAACGAGCAGGCCAAGATCAACGCCCGCGTGCAGGAGATGGAGCGGATAGAACAGAGGGCTGCGGTAGCCACGCGACAGGCAGCCACGGCCACGGAAGCGCATGAGCTGAACCTGCAGCAGCTACTCGGGCAGATCAACCCGACAGTAGCAGCGCTGAACAAGTTGGCCGAGCAGCAGGACCGGCTGGCGCGGGCGAGGGATCTGGGCATGCTCAAACCCCAGGTGTGGCAGCAGTACCAGACCAACATCGACGCCACGCGCGCATCCATCCTCAATGCCACCGGCGCCCAGAACGGCATGGGCATGTCCGCTCGGCAGCTGCAGAACAATCTGCGCATGATCCCCATGCAGGTGACCGACATCACCACCAGCCTGATCAGCGGGCAGCCTGCGTGGATGGTGGCGATCCAGCAGGGTGGCCAGTTGAAGGACCAGTTCGGTGGCATCGGCCCTGCCGCGCGTGCCGTGGGTGGGTACGTACTGGGGTTGATCAACCCGTTGACCATCACCGCGGCGGCGCTTGCGGCGCTGGGCCTCGCGGCAAAGCAGGCGGAAGACCAGCTGTTCGACTTTCAGAAGGCGCAGATCCTCAGCGGCCAGGCCACATCCATTGGTGCAGCCGGGTTCCTGGAGCTGGCCAGCAGCATCGACCAGCTGCAGGGCGTGTCTCGCGGCGGTGCGGTTGCGGCGCTGACGGAGACGGCAAAGGCTGGCCGGTATGCGGGCGAGCAGTTCGAAATGGTGGCAGCCTCTGCTGCGCGTATGGAAGCGTCGGCCGTACGCTCCCTCTCGGCGACGGTCAGTGCATTCGACTCGATTGCCAAGGAGCCGGTGGAGGGCCTACTGAAGCTCAACGATGCAGAGCGATTCCTGACCGCAGCGCAGCTGCAGCGCATTACCACGCTGCGGGATGAGGGACGGTCACAGGAGGCCACCAACGAGGCGATCCGGATCTATGCCACCCACCTGGACGACGTGGCCAGCCGCACCGAGGCGGTGATGCCGGCGATGTCCAAGGGCTGGCGGGACATCAAGGACGATATCGGCGGCGCATGGGGCGCGCTTGGGAACTTCACCAATGCAGTAGTGGCGCTCGCTGGAGAATGGGGCGTCTTGGCTCGACTGCCCCGCCTGAGCGACGTGCTGGGCCTCGGCTTGGCCGGTGGCACGCTGGTCAAGAATCTCGGTCTGCCATCCTTCACTGACGCGCTGAACGGCTTGGCTACCGGCATGCGAGGCTTGCCGCCGCTGCCAAAGCCCATCGAAGAGGGGGGCGCGCTGGATCCGCAAACGGCGCGTGACCTCGCTGCGGTGACGCAAGAGCGGGCCACTGCCGAGCAGGCCGCCGCCGAGGCCATCAATGCCCAGGTGGCAGGCCTCGACCGCGCCAGTGCCAAGGAAGCGGCTCGACTGAAGATCATCGCCCAGTACAACAGGCTGGCCGACAACGATGCCCGGCACTTCGACGGGTCCATGCAGAGGCTGATCGCCAAGGCACAGGCCGACGTTGACAAGTCATTCAACCGCCGCGATGGCGTGGGGAAGCGCAACGGCGACGACTCCGCAGCGCAGAACATGCTTGCAGCGGCCCAACGCCAGATCGAGGCCAACAAGCAGCTTGTGGAGACCGGCGTCAAGGTGACCGAGAGCGAGCGCCAGGCGATGGCGATCGAGCAGGTGCTGGCCAAGGGCAAGAACACCATGACCGCGTCCACGCGGGCGCTGCTGACCGCGGCGAGGGAGGAACTGCTGGTGTCCGGCCAGAAGGCTACGGCTTACACCAAGGAAAAGGAGTCGGCTGAGGCGCTGGCCCGGCAGCAGGCCATCCTCGCACAGGCCAGTAGCAACCGGGCGCGCTCCAACGAGCTGGACCTGATGGGCATGGGCCGAGGGTCGGATGCGGTAGGCATGCTCCGCCGGCAGCTGGACATCCAGCGCGAGTACCAGGACGAGCTGAAGCGGATCGGCAGCAAGGACGTTGCCACGGACAAGGCTGCATGGGATCTGCTGGCGGCGAACGCGGCTGCCTACCGCGACAGCGAGCTGGCCAGGGAACGCGCATTCCAAGAGCAGCGCCTGGCGATGCTGAGCGACTGGCGCGCGGGCGTCCAGCGGGCATGGGAGGACTACTCTTTCGCCGCTGGCAATGCGCTGGAGCAGGCCAACAGCGTGATGAACACCGCCCTGAGCGGCTGGGAAGATGCTTGGGTGCGGTTCGCTCAGACCGGAAAGCTGTCGTTCCGCGATATGGCGAACGCCATCGTTGCCGACCTGGCGCGCATCGCTGCAAAGCAGGCGGCCGTGGGCATCATCAATGCGGTGGCGGGCGCATGGGGCGGGGGCGTCACAGCGGCGGGCAACGCGGCCGCGACCAGCGGCACGCAGAGCATCAATGCCGGCCTGCTGGCCAGCTACGGCGGTGGCCGCGCAACCGGTGGCCCTGTGGCAGCGGATTCGTTCTACCAGGTGGGCGAGGGCGGCAAGCCTGAGCTGTTCCGGCAGAACGGTAGGACGTACCTGATCCCCGGCGACAACGGAGCGGTGATCCCTGCGGCCCCGACCGCCGGCACTGGAAGCGCATCAGCGGGCAGCGGCTCTGTGGTGAACGTGCGTGTGGTCGTCAACAGCGATGGGTCCACCGACGTTTCCGCAGAAACCCCGGTGTGGCAGCGGTTCGGAAAGGAAATCGGGCAGCTGATCGACATGAAGATCAACGAGGCGCAGGTCAGGTCGATGAAGGACGGCGGCGCGATGCGGGTGATGGGAGCAGGGCGATGACCGACACCTTCACCTGGAAGCCCACCAGCACAGGCGGGGGCACCATCAAGGACGTGGTGCACCGCGTGCAGTTCGGCGATGGCTACCGTCAGATAGCACCGGATGGTATCAACCCTCGCAGCCGCAACTACCAGCTCACCTTTACCGGCAGCAGGGCGACGATCGACCAAATCATCGCCTTCCTCGATGCGCATGTCGGCCGCTCGTTCCTGTGGCAGAGCCCGCGCGGCCTGTTGCTGTTCGAGTGCACAGCGCAGGGCGAGCCATTCCCCAATGGCCTGACGCACAGCGTCACGGCCACCTTCGAACAGACGTTCCAGCCGTAAGGAGTGAACATGGCACTTCAGCCAATCGATATTGACACCCCGCAACCGAACGGCAAGCGCGGCGATCCTGCTCGCGTCATGGCTCAGAAAGTGAATGTCAACGATGCCTACCTTGAAGGGCTCGCCAATGAGGCCAAGGACGCCGTAGCAGGTGCTGTAAAGAAAGCTGGCGACGGCATGACCGGCGGGCTCACCTGGAAACTCTCCGCCAACGGCGCAATGCTGGGTGTCCAGAACGATGGCTCCGGTAATCCGGTGCTGCGTGGCCTGAACTCTGCCGGTAATGCAGATGGGCTGTTGAAGATGGCCGGCAGCCTGATCCTCGTCTCAGCTCCAGGGATTCGCTTCGACACCAACCAGCTGAAAGTGGTCGGCAACAACATCCTGCCCGGCCAGTACCAGGGGTACGTCATCGGCTCTTGGAATGCCAAGCCGGGCGACAATGACGATCGTATCGAGATGCAGTATTACCGCGAGACTGCCGACGGCAGCACCTCGTGGTCGGCGTTCAACTGGCGATTTGGCCGCGTGGTTGATGCAACCACTCAACAGTTCTTTGAGTTTCACCGGGCGGGCCGGTTTGACATTGTCGCGAACAGTCAACGCTTCCAGTTCCAGGCGAACGGAAACGCGACTGCCCCCGGGAGCTTCGTAAACGGCGGTTCGGACCCGGCGATCAAGGACGCGGAGAGCCTCCGGCCGATCACCGGGGCGACGGATGCACTGCTCGGTCTGAATGTACGCATCGGCAAGTACCTGCCGCAGTACAACGCCGACGGCCTCGATCGCGCTTTCGTCATGGCCGATGACGCCATGCGGCAGCACACGCCCCAGGTGATCATCGAAGATGTGATCGACGGCCAATATGCTGGCTGGGCCACGGATCAGCTGATCGCCTATCTGGTTGCCGCACACCAAGAGGGGTGCCAGCGAGAGGATGCGCTGCGATTGCAGGTGGACGCACTGGAGGGCCGGATCGCCGCGCTAGAAGCTGCGGGAGCGCAGCCGAAGGAAATGGCATGATCACTGCCGATGCTCAACAGCTCGAACCGGGCGGACGGGTCACGGTCTATGAGCTGGACTGCACCAGCTTCGGTGCCGATCAGCTGTTCTTCCACGCGCACCTGCAGTCGGGGCCGATCTGGTGGCAAGGGCAGGAGTACGGGCCGTGGCCGATCATCGCCACGGGCTTCCAGCGCACCAGCGAGCAGCAGCCGAACCCGAGGCTGAAGGTCAGCAACATCAATGGCGTAATCGGCGCCATGTGTCGCATGTTCCAGGACCTGGCCGGTGCGAAGGTGATCCGCCGGCAGACGCTGGTGAAGTATCTGGACGCGGCCAACTTCCCCGAGGGAAACCCGCTGGCCGATCCGGGCGAGCATTTCGAGGATGAGATCTGGTACATCGAGCGCAAGGTGGGCGAGGACGACGAGACGGTCGAATTCGAGCTGACGACCGTGGCCGATTTCAACGGTAGGGAGCTGCCCGCGCGGCAGTGCACCAGGATCTGCAGCGCGCTGCTGCATGGCGGATACCGCGGTCCCTACTGCGGCTACACCGGCTCGGCCTACTTCGATATCAACGACCAGCCGGTGGACGACCCGGCCAGGGACGTGTGCGCCGGCCTGGTCAGGAGCTGCCAACTGCGGTTCGGCCAGGACAAGCCTCTTCCCCACGGTGGATTCCCGGCCGCCGGTCTACTGAGGACCTGATTGATGTCGATTTTCATGGTTAAGCGGTTGTATCGGCAGGGTCACGGTGATTTCATCGCTGCCCAAGCGAATGTCTACGTACGGATGAATTGCGGTCGGCTGCACTTTGTCCGCAATCTGCACGGAAAAGTAGGCCATGAGCATGAAGGCAACTATACCTTCGTCGTCGACGCACCTTCCGGCGAAGTTGTGGTTGATGCCGCGCCTGAAGTCAGAGTTGACGTGGTCAGGTTGAGCTGACGAACCCCCGCGCTTCAAACCCTAGTCATTACCCAGGCCCGCCCAGTGCGGGCCTTTTCTATGGGCGAAACCCATGCAACAGACCACCCTGCAGGCCATTCAGGCGCATGCCGTGGCCGAATATCCGCGCGAGTGCTGCGGCCTGATTGTGGCCGCCCGCGATGAGGAGACGTACATCCCGTGCCGCAACCTGGCCACCACGCCCAGCGAGCACTTCCGGCTGCCGGCGGAGGACTTCGCCGACGCCGAGGACCGGGGCGAGGTATTGGCCGTCGTGCACAGCCACCCGAACGCCTCTGCCGCTGCCTCTGACGCCGACCGTGTCATGTGCGAGGCCAGCGGTCTTCCCTGGCACATCGTGAGCGTGGGGCAGTGCGTCGGGGCTGATCCCGAATGCGGCGACCTCCAGACCATCGAGCCCTGTGGTTACGAGGCGCCGCTGGTGGGCCGGCAGTTCGCCCACGGCCTGCTGGACTGCTACAGCTTGGTGCGCGACTTCTATGCCCGCGAGCTGGGCATCCAGCTCAGCCAGTACGAGCGAGAGGACGACTGGTGGGAGAAGGGCCAGGACCTCTACAGCCTGGATCGGTTGGAGGCAGAGGGCTTCGCAGTCATCCAGGGCGAGCCGCAGCGCGGCGACATGATCCTGATGCAGATCCGCTCGCCGGTGCCGAACCATGCCGGCGTCTACCTGGGCGACGGGAAGATGCTGCACCACATGCACGGTCGCCTGTCCGAAACGGTGGTGTACGGCGGCATGTGGGCCGAGCGCACCCGCCACATCGTTCGCCACAAGGAGGCTGGCCATGACTGAGCGCCTGCGCACTGTCCGGCTGTACGGCCGCCTCGGCGCCCGCTTCGGCCGCAAGTTCCGGCTGGCAGTGAACAGCCCGGCCGAGGCCATTTTCGCGCTGGGCATCCTGCTGCCTGGCTTCAGACAGTTCCTGACCGGCTGCAAGGATCAGGGCATCGAGTTCGCCGTGTTCATCGGCCGCGAGAACCTGAGCAAGGCGCAACTGCACGATCCGCCGGGTGCCGACGATATCCGCATTGCACCGGTGCTGGTTGGCTCCAAGCGCGGCGGCGCGCTGCAGACCATCGTCGGTGTGGCCCTGATCGTGGTGGCCTACATCTACGGCGGTCCAGGCGCCGGCGCCGCAGCGACCAAGTTCTGGGGCGCCGTGGGCGCGGCCGGCTGGAGCCTGGCCATCGGCGGTGTCGTACAGATGCTGTCGCCGCAGCCGCGTGGCCTGGGGACGAAGGAGAGCGCCGAGAACACGCCGAACTACAGCATGAACGGGCCAGTGAACGTGCAGGCCCAAGGCAACCCGGTGCCCGTCGCCTACGGCGGCCACGACACGAAGGGAATGGTCGTCGGATCGGTGGTGATCAGCGGCGGCATTTACGCGGAGGACCAGCAGTGAACCGAGCCGTCAGCTATCAGAACGATCCGCTGGCCCTCGCGTGCGCCGATGTGATCGGCGCAGGCGGCAAGAGCAGCACCAACGCCCGCACGCCGGTGGAGACCCCGGACAGCCTGCACTCCATCTCCTACGCCAAGGTCCTGGACCTGATCAGCGAGGGCGAGATCCGGGGCTTGGTGGCCGGCAACCAGTCCATCTACCTCAATGAGGTGCCGATCCAGAACAGCGACGGCAGCTTCAACTTCAACGGCGTGCGGGTCGAGACGCGCTCGGGCACCCAGGACCAGGAGTACATCCCGGGCTTCCCGTCCGTCGAGAACGAAATCGGTGTTGGCGTCGAGCTGCGCGACACGCCGGTGGTACGGGCGGCGTTCGGGCAGGATCTGTCCGCGGTCCGCATCCGGTTCGGTGTGCCCGCCCTGCAGCGGCAGAACACCGAGAACGGAGACACCGAGGGCTACGCCGTCGAGTACGCCATCGATCTGTCCACCGACGGTGGTGCCTTCAGCACGGTGCTGAGCAATGCCTTCCGCGGCAAGACCACCACCGAGTACCAGCGCAGCCACCGCATCGACCTGCCGCCGGGCAATCAGTGGCAGGCGCGGATCCGCCGCCTCACGCCGAACGCGAACAGCTCCACCGTCGCCGACACCGTGAACGTGATCTCGATGACCGAGATCATCGACGTGAAGCTGCGCTACCCGAACTGCGCGCTGGCCGCGATCCAGATTGGCGGCAGCCAGTTCCAGGGCAAGCCGACCACCGCATACCGCATCTGGGGCCGGATCATTCGCGTGCCCAGCAACTACGACCCGATCGCGCGCACCTACACCGGGGTGTGGGATGGCACCTTCAAGTCGGCATGGACGAACAACCCGGCGTGGGTGTTCTTCGACATGGTCACCAACGACCGTTTCGGCCTGGGCGACCGAATCCCGCTGGATTGGGTCAACAAGTGGCGCCTGTACGAGATCGCGCAGTACTGCGATCAGCTGGTCAGCGACGGCATGGGCGGTTTGGAGCCGCGCTTCACCTGCAGCCTGTACCTGCAGACCCGGGCATCGGCCCACAAGGTGCTGCAGGACATGGCCAGCATGTTCCGCGGCATCAGCTTCTACGCGGCAGGGCAGATCATGGCCTCGGCCGACATGCCGAAGGACCCGGTCTACACCTACAGCCAGGCCAACGTGGTCGATGGGAAGTTCACCTACACCGGCAGCGGCGGCAAGGCGCGGCACACGGTGGCATTGGTGTCCTGGTCTGATCCCGATGACTTCGGCCGGCAGAAAGTCGAGCCGGTCCAGCTGCGGGAGGGCATCGCGCGCTATGGCGTGAATCAGATCGAGGTGACGGCCTTCGGCTGCCACTCCAAGTCGCAGGCACAGCGCGTCGGGCTGCACATCCTCTATAGCGAAAATTTGGAGACGGAGACCGTCAGCTTTGCCGTGGGCCTCGATGCCCTGAACTGTATGCCGGGGGATGTGATCCAGGTGGCAAACGCCAAGCGCGCTGGCCGGCGCAATTCCGGCCGTATCAGTGCGGCCACGGCCAGCAGCCTGAGCCTGGACGTGGTGCCGTCCTCCATGCAGGTCGGGGACGTCCTGCGCGCAACGCTGCCGAGCGGCAAGACCCAGGCCCGCACCATCAACGGGGTCAACCCGGAGACGCGCGAGGTGACGGTTTCAGCGCCTTGGAGCGAGGTGCCGGTGGCACAGTCGATCTGGGCGACGGAATCGACCGACCTGGTGATGGAGCAGTTCCGGGTGATCAGCATCACCGAGGAAGACGGGCTGACCTACCGCATCACGGGTCTGACCCATCGCCCGGACAAGTTCGGCGCGATCGACGACGGCACCCGACTGGAGCCGCCCCCGGTCAGTATCGTGCCGCCCAGCGTGCAGCCGCCGCCGGCGAATGTGCGCATGTCGTCCCATGTGGTGATCGATCAGGGCATCGCCACGCCGGTGCTGACCATCGAGTGGGACGCAGCCGACAAGGCGATTGCCTACGACGTGGAATGGCGTAGGGACGACCTGAACTGGGTGCGTGTCGGGCGCGTGGGCACGGCCAGCTCGGAGGTGCGGGGGATCTACGCGGGCAAGTACCTGGCCCGGGTGCGAGCGGTGAACGCACTCAATGCCGTTTCGCAGCCGGCCCTCAGCGTCCTCACCGACATTCAGGGCAAGACGGAGCCGCCGCCGGCGCTGACCTCGCTGACGGCCGCGTCGGTGGTGTTCGGTATCCAGTTGGCCTGGGCGTTCCCGACTGGGGCAACCGACACCGAACGCACCGAGATCTGGCGCAGCCCGGGACCGAGTCTGGAAAGCGCGACGAAGCTGGGCGATTTCGCCTATCCCCAGAACCGGCACCGGCTCGATGGCTTGGCCGCCGGCGCGAAGTTCTACTTCTGGGGCCGGCTGGTGGATCGCAGCGGCAACATCGGGCCGTGGTATCCGGCCGGTGCAGGCGTGGTGGGCGAATCGAGCACCGACGTGACCGAGTACGACGCGTACTTCTCCGGCCTCATCAACAAGAGCGCGCTGGGGCAGGAGCTGCTGTCGGAGATCGAGAGCATCAGCAGCATCGTCCCGTTGATCTGGGTCGAAGATGCCACGTATGAGCCGGGCCAGACGGTTGTGCACAACGGCAAGATCTGGTTGTGGACCGACGCCGAACCCGGCAATGAGGAACCGCCGGGCACGAAGTGGAAGAGCGTAGGCGATGCCGTGGCCGAGGCCGGTGCGTTGGCCGGGCGAATCGACCAGCTGGAGCTGGACGTTACGGAGATCGATGGCAAGGTCACCGCGGTGGGCAATCGGGTAGACGGGCTGGTGGCGCAGTACAGCGCCGAGCATGCGGGTGATGAGGACTGGAACGCGGGCGATGAGGACTCCTTCGCGGGCACAATCACCACGCTGACCGTCATTGCCAGCGGTGACTATGCGCTGGGCCGGCGGGTGGACAGCACCGAAGCGTCGGTGGGCGAAACCCAGGCAATGGTGCAGCAGGTCAGCGAAGCCGTAGTGGACGTAAATGGCAAGATCAGCGCCTCCTACAGCCTGAAATTGCAGATCGCCGCCAACGGGCAGTACTACGCGGCCGGCATGGGCATCGGCATCGAGAACCAGCCGGACGGCAGCTACCAGAGCCAGGTGCTGTTCACCGCCGATCGCTTTGCGTTCGTCAACTTGGTCAACGGGCAGCTGACCTCGCCGTTCGTGATTCAGGGCGGCCAGACCTTCATCAACCAGGCGCTGATCGGAACCGCGTGGATCAACACAGCCAACATCGCTGATGCGGCGATCACCAACGCAAAGATCGGTGGCGTCATCCAGTCAGACAACTATGTTCCAGGGCAAACCGGTTGGCGAATCAGCAAGGACGGTGGTTTCGAACTGAACGGGAACACGCCAGATGGCTACAAGTTGCGCGTAGTCAATCAAGGTGTCTACGTCTATCACCCGAACGGAGTTCCAGCTGTTGAAGTGGGGGTGATGCTGTGACCCTGGTCGGGCTCCGCATACGACGAGCTGATGGCTACGTGGAGACCACGGTCACCACCAAGCTGTCCAAGATGATCGGGTCGTACAGATTCCCGCTCTACAACCCGGTCAACTCCAACAACAAGTGGGTGGCCCCGCCCGAGGCGAACGGCGGGCTCGTCGTCAACGATTTCTCCGGCGGCGAGCCCTTCTACTACTTCACCTGCGAAGGGCAGAGGTCGGTGTACGGCATGTTGGTTCCGTCAGTCACCGTGTCAGGCAACAGCATCAACTGGTCCTGGGATCCTGACGTGGTGAACTATCACGTCAGGATGGAGATGTTCTTGAGCCAGTCGATCACCAACACCGTGGGCGGCATCACCCTTCACTACGGGATCTACAGCTGATGGCCGTCGGACTTCGCGTGCGGAACCAAGGGACCGGGCAGATCCAGATCGGTGCTGGCTATCGAAACCTGCAGTTGGCTAAGTCGGGAACCCTCGACACTGGCTCCTTTCAGGGCAGGTCCACCGCTGGATCGCCCCCGTTCGCGTCTTCGTCTCCCTATGGGCTGCTGGCGAGCACTGCCGGAACAACCAACCTGCACGTGGTGAGGTACATCAACGACAGCGTCGCGTTCATCACTGGGTTTTCCATTGTCCAGTCGGGTTTGAGCTGTTACGTGTTTGCAGCGAATAATGCTCCGAACAAGACGTTGGAGTACTACACGTTCGACGCTACCGAGCGGACCGCTTCAGGGCTGGTGGGGCTGCGCATGCGCCGGGAGGACGGGTCAGTCTTCTATGACTCGAGGCGGAAGGGGGTGCGCGTGCTGCAGGTTGTGCCGCTCCCGCCACCACCGGTCAATACGCCGTTCGTTGAGGTCGGCCAGTTCTTCCCTGGCACCAAGATTGGCATCGCCATCCCATCTCCCAGGTTCTATTACGCATCGGTATCCCAGGACCGGTGTACTGCCTACGCCGATGCTTTCCACATGACCAGCGACAATAGAGTTTTCATGTCAAAGCATGAGACGTTCTCGCAGACCCTGATCACCAACACCTTCCCGGTGGGCGGCGTGACGATGGGCCCTCAGAACGCCACGATCTTCATCGTGGACCTGACAGAGGTGACGCTGGGGTTCGGTTGACTGGCGGCCGCCACGCTGGACGATCCTGTGCAGCGGCTGCTTCCCCTGGACTTGAGCGACCCAATATCAAGCGGCCAATCAATGATGCTTCCCGAGATATCGTGGATGCGGTACGTTTCATGA